GGGCGCCCCGGCCGGGGCGGGCGGCGGGCACCCGGACCCCCCCCCCCGCCCGTCACCGCGCCGGCGGCACCCAGCTACCCGCCCGCCGTAGCCACGTGGCCTACCGGACCGGCCGGGCACCCGTGCGAGGTGCGCCATGAGCCGCGGGCGGGTGCCGCCTCACGCGGTGTACGCGCGCAGCCAGTCCCGGATCACTTCCGACAGGGTGCGACCCTCCTGGTGTGCCTTCGCCAGCGCGGGCAACCATAGCTGGTCGTTGACCCGCAGGTTGCGGACCTTAGTCCGGGGCATCTCAGAACCCCCGGCCGCTGACGAGGACCGCGTTTACCCGGTCGCTGACCTCGTTGGCCTCGTCGAGGTCCATCTCGTCGAGGCCGGCGTAGCTGTTGGCGTCAACGTAATCGTGCAGCTCGGAGAAGCTGCACACCGCGGAGGGCACGGTGCCGTTGTCGATGTCCTGACGGATCTCGGCCAGCACCTGGGTTACCAGGGTGTCGGTGTGGGTCATTGTCTCGCCCCTTCGGTCTCTCGTGTAAGTACACCGTACCATGGTGTACTTACACGAGTCAAGCCCTGGCTGCTGCCAGACCGGAGCGCCCCCCTAAGGGGTGTGCGGTGAAGCCCCGGGTCGCCGAACTGTGCGCCGGCTACGGCGGGCTGTACCTGTCGATGCGGGCCGCCGGCTGGCCGGTGGAGCTCGCCTGGACGGCGGAGACTGACCCGGACGCGTCGGCTGTGCTCGCCGCCCACCACCCGGGCGTGCCCAACGTCGGGGATATCGCCATCGCCCAGTTCACCGCCTGCGAGCCGGTCGACGTGCTCGCCTGCGGGTACCCGTGCCAGCCGTTCTCCGCCGCCGGCCTCCGGAAGGGACTCGACGATGAGCGATGGATCTGGCCTGATGTCGCGCGAGCCGTTCGCCTGGTACGACCCCGATGGGTGCTGCTGGAAAATGTGCCAGGCCACCTTGCATGGGGATTTCCCCGAGTGGTCGCGGACCTGGCCGGCCTCGGGTACGTGGGATCTTGGACATGCGTACGCGCGTCCGACGTGGGAGCCCCGCACCGGCGGGAACGGCTGTTCGTCCTTGCTGCCGACGCCGACCGCCACGCCGTACGGCCGGAACCTGTCACCGTCGGAGCACGCAACGGTGCGGCCGTCGCTGGCCACGATCGCGCGGGAGCTAACCTGAGCCTGCTGCCGACGGTGACCGCCCGCGACCACAAGGGGCACAACCAGCGCGGCGATGACACCTGTCTCGCCGGTGCGCTGCTGCCGACGCCGACGTCGGCCAACTCGCACGGAAACCACGTGAACAACCGCGGAGACCTGCTGCTGCCGGGTGCCGTCCAGCCGGACCGCTGGGGCCGGTACGCCCCCGCCGTCGCCCGGTGGGGAACCGTGCTCGGCCGGCCAGCGCCCGACCCCACCGAACCCGGCACGCGCGGCCAGCCGCGGCTGTCGGCCCGGTTCGTGGAGTGGCTGATGGGCCTGCCGGCCGGCTGGGTCACCGACCATGTCGGCCGCAGCGCCGCCCTGCGCATCCTCGGCAACGGCGTGGTGCCACAACAGGGCGCCCACGCGCTCATCCACCTGGACCCGCCGGGTGGCGCGGTGCCTGCGCCCTGCGCCGCCGCGCCGCCCGGCACTCACCCGAAGGGACCACGATGACCACCAGCACCGACATCGCCATCCGGCTCGCCACCGTCGCATCCGCCGTGCGCCACGTGTACGGCGTCACCACCGACGCGACGCTCACGCTCCACTGCGTCCAGGACGACACCGACGGCGTGACCCAGCTCGCCGCCGCGCTCGGCCTGCCCAAGCCCACCGAGCGGCGGCTCGGCGGCAGCCGCCACCTGGCCGCCACCACCACGATCGCCGAAACGCCGACGGTCACGGTCATGTGCTCACTCAGCGCGGAGACGCGGGAGCAGGCACGCGCGCGGCTCGCCGCCGAGCTCCAGCAGCTCGACCGCGAGATAGCAGCCAACGGGGCGGTGGCACATGCAGCTACGTGACCGGGTCTCAGCCCCGCTGCTGAGCACAGAACCCGCCGTTGACTGGCGGGCCCGCGCCGCGTGCGTCGGCATGGACCCGGAGCTGTTTTTCATCCCCGGCGAAAAGCTGACCACCGCAGCTCAGGCCCAGGTCGACCAGGCGGTGGCGGTGTGCGCCGGCTGCCCCGTCACGGCCGAATGCAGCCAGTTCGCCGACGAGAAGCACGCCACACACGGGGTCTGGGGCGGGCAACTGCGAGAGCGGCTGAGCACGAAGATGCGGCTGTGTGAGCAGTGCCCCCGGCTGTTCTCACCCCGCCGCGCCGACCAACGGTTCTGCTCCCACGAGTGCCACCACGAGTCGCTTCGGCGGAGCAACTGCGGCACCACCACCGGCGCGCGCGGCCACCGCAAGCGTGGTGAGCCGGTCGACGCGGCCTGTCAGATGGCCGAGGCGCTGTACCGCGCCCGCCGCGCCCGCAACCGCCGCGAACGCAAAGAACGCGCCGCCGCCAACCAGTCGGAAAGGACACTGCCATGATCCAGAAGCTGATCGTCATGCTCGCCACCGCGGCAATTGCCGCGCTGTGGCTGTGGTCCGGCGCCCGGGGCCGGGCCGCCGCGCCGGCCACCCGCGCCCCAGCGCCCCAGGCGTGGCGACCCACCCTGACCCTGATCCTCAGCCCCCTACGCGTGGCCCGCTGGGCGGTAGCCGGCTGGGCATGGCGGTCCGCCGCCCGCGCCGACCAGCTCGAGCTGGCCACCGCCGCGGCGCTGCTGGCGTTCGACGCGCCGCCCGTGGCGGAGCTGCCGCCGTGGCGCTCAACCCGACCAGTCGACGACCGGTGCCCCAACCCCAGCTGCGGCTCCAGGCGCTGCCGGCCGTGGTGGGAGGGACGCGACTGCGAAGCCGACCAGCACCAGCGGCCAGCCGCCTACGCCGCCGGCCACCCGCTACCCGCACCCGGCCGGCACAGCATGGCCGTGCGCATCCCCGCCTACTGGCGCCGGGTTCAGATCGCCAACCGGCGCCTGGCGGTGCAGCTCGACCCGACGTGGTGGGCGCACCGGCTCGGCCGGCCGGTGCAGCTTGCCGGCCACGCCCGGACGTGGAGGCTCCCGTGAGCGCCCGACTCAGCGAAGCGGACCGCCAGACGATCGCGCAAGCTCAGCGGGCCGTCTCCACGCTGGTCACCGAGTGGTTGGCGCTGCGCATGGTCATCGCCGAGATGGAGGAGGCCGAGCACCCGCCGATCACCGACGCCCTCGGCCGGGCGTGGACCTGGAAGCCCGGCGGCCCCCGCGACCGGCAGGGGAACGACTGCAGCACCCTCTACGGCCACGACGGAATGGCGTGGCCCCGCGAATGGGTCGAACACCCGGGCATCGGCTGGCCGCGGGCGGACGCGCTGGACAACCCCAACTCCCGGTGGTGCGAGCTGTGCCGCGCCGGGGCCACCGCAGCAGCCGAGCAGACGCCGGCTCCCGCCCCGTCACCGGGCGGTGTGGTGACGGTGGAACTGCCTGACGCTGAGGCGATAGCCGCCCGGCTGAAGGTGGGGCTGCCGTGATCGCCACCGCGGTACTCGCCCTCGCCACCGCCACATGCGCCCGGCACACCGACGGCTGCCCCGTATGCCAGGACCCGCCCGACATCACCCGCGGCCCCCGCCCGGCGTGCCACGCCGGCCGGCAGCTGCACCTGCGCCACGCCCGGGCGTGGCGGGGCGCGGTCATCGCACTGTCCACCCGGGGCCGGCCATGACCGCCGGCCGGGTCACCACCAGCACCAGCGACTACAGAGGCGTGCGGCTGGTCGTCATGCGCGACCGTTGGGTGTGGCGCCGCTGGCGGTGGCTGGTGTTCGAGCAGTACTCGCCCTACCAGACCGACGGCCGGGCGTTCCGCCGCGCCACCGCGACCGCCCACGGCGAGCTGGTGCGCGCGCTGCGCATCGGCGCCAGCAACGTGCCGCCAGACAGGAGGGCGCTGTGAGCCGCTACACCCCACCCATCCGGCGGGTGGACACCGCCAAGGGCCACCACTACAAGGACGCCCGCGGCGAACGCGTCCCCGGCGTCACCACCATCATCGACAACGGGCCGCGGAAGAAGGCCATCGAGAACTGGAACGCCACCGCCACCGCCGAGTACGCCATCGACCACTGGGACGAGCTGGCCGCGCTCGCACCCGCCGCCCGGCAGAAGAAGCTACTCGGCGCCCGGTACGAGACCACCGACAAGGCGAAGAACCGCGGCACCGAAGTGCACCACGCGGCGGAGAAACTGCTCGCCGGCCAGCCGGTGCAGGTGCCGGAGGAGATCGCCGGCCACTGCGAGGCGTACGCCCGGTTCATGGACGAGTTCAAGGTGGAGCCGGTGCACGTCGAGTTCTCGTGCGTGTCGTACCGGTGGGGGTACGCCGGCACCGCCGACCTGTGCGCACACATCCAGCTTCCCGACCGCGGCCGGCCGCTGCTGCTGATGGACCTGAAAACCTCCCGGTCCGGCATCTTCGGCGAGACCGCGCTCCAGCTTGCCGCCTACCGCTACGCCGACAAGTGGGTCATCGGCGGTGAGGAGATCGAGCCGGCAGAGGTCGACCACTGCGCCGGGATTCACGTCCGCGGCGACGGTTACCAGCTGGTCCCGGTCGAGGCCGGCGACCAGGAGTTCAAGGACTTCCTCTACGCCCAGCGGATCGGCCAGTTCCTCGACCGGTCGCGGGACCTGATCGGCCCGGCGATCGTCCCGCCCACCATGTCCACGTTCCGACTCACGAGGGAGCAGCAGTGAAGACCACGCAGTACGTCAGGCAGGAGAAGGCGATCGCAGCCGCCGACAAGGGCGGTATCCGGGAGCGGTGGATGTGGGGGCTGCGGCTGCTGCGCGACCCGGACGCATTCGCGCCCGGCAGCAGCCAGCTGAGGCCGGGCGTCGCCGATGAGCAGATCGCGGCGGCCACGAGCGGTGGCCTAAAGCTATCTGCGCGTGAGATCCAGTACCGGCTCCGGTGTGCCCGGGCCTACCCGACAGAGGCAGAAATTGCGCAGGCGCTTGCGCAATTTGAGACCTGGTGGGCATTGATCCAGGCCGATTTTCCGGCCTACGAGACGCCCGACGATGAGCCGCCGGCCGACCATCGCACGCCCGCCGAGCAGAGGCACGCCCGCGCCCGGGCGCTGATGGACCTGGTCGGCCAGCAGGCCACGTTGTTCGACGTCAGCCAGTTCGAGCCCATCACCACCACCCTCGAAGACCTGGAGAAGTACGCCGTGGAAATGGATGAGGTGACTGCCCGGTTCGCCGAGCGCGACCGGCAACGCCGCGCCTACCTGAACAGCCTGATCAACGCGGCCGGCGGCGACATGTCCATGACCTGGCGCGAGGCGCAGGACCGACTGAACGCGGCCGAGCCGGACGCCCGCGACGACACCTACGAGCAGGAAGACCCCCCGCTATGACCACCACCGACATCGCACGCCTCGACCAGACCGCAGCCGTCGCCCTACACAACGGCAACGACGCGCTCGCCCGACTCGGCCAGTGGGTCACCGCCGCCCAGCAAGCCCACACACTCGTGAGCCCGCTGGTCGAAACCCCGTTCGTCCCCGACGCCTACCGCCCGAAGGTCGACCCCCGCGCCACCCCGGAGGAGAAGGCCGCCGCCCGCAACATCGCCGTCGCCAACGCCACCGCTGCCGTGCTGCAAGGGATCACGCTCGGGCTGGACCCGCTGACCGCGCTACAGCAGATCTACGTCATCCACGGCCGGCCCGGCATGTACGCCGAGGCGATGGTGGCGCTGGTGAAGGCCGCCGGTCACGAGGTGTGGACAGAGGACCTGTCCGACTCCCGCGCGGTCGTCTGCGGCCGGCGCCGGGGTGAGACCCACGTCGAGCGGGTCATCATCACCATGGACCAGGCCAAGAAAGCCGGCTGGACATCTAACCAGGCGTACGTGAAGACCCCGCAGGACATGCTGTACGCCCGCGCCGCCGGCCGGGCGTGCAAGCGGACCGCGCCCGAGGTGCTGCTCGGGATCGCCAGCGTTGAGGAGATCCAGGACACGATCCAGGCCACGGCGGAGGTCGGCCCGGCGACCCGGACAGTGTCGCCGCGGCGGACCCGGCGGGCGTTGCCGCCGGTTCAGGAGATGTCGGCCGAGGAACCGCCGCTGGACGAGGAGCCGGCGGTGGCCGAGCCGGACAAGCCGGCGCCGGTCACGGGCCAGACCAAGAAGATGTACGCGCTGCTGCGCCAGTCCGGGCGGGAGGACAAGGACACCGCGCTGGTCTACATCGCCGGGGTGGTCGGCCGGCCGGTGGAGTCCACCAAGGACCTGAGCAAGGCGGAGGTGAGCCAGGTCATCGACGCGTTGGATGCGCCGGAGCCGTCCGAGACCGAGGAGCCGCCGCTGGCCGACTGGCCGGCCGCCGCCGAGCCCGGAAGCGGAACCACCGATGGGTGACCCGCGCGTCATCGGGCTGGACCTGTCGCTCGCATCAACCGGCGTGGCCGGCAACGCCGGCGGCGGGTGGGTCGCGCGGATCCGCACCCAGGCCAGCACCGAACCCGCCCAGCTGGCCCGGCTGCGCTGGATCCGCGGCGCGGTCATGGACTACGTCCGCCACGCCGACCTGGTGATGGTCGAGGGGCTGGCGATGGCCTCGACCACCGGCCGGCACCTCACCCGCGCCGGACTGTGGCACATGGTCATGGACCGGATCGACGCCGCCGGCATCCCCTGGTCCGAGGTCTCGCCGGGGACGCTGAAGCGGTACGCCACCGGCAAAGGCAACGCGTCCAAAGACGCCGTGCTCGCCGCGGTCGTCAGGCGGTTCCCCGCCGTCGAGGTCACCAACGCCGACCAGGCCGACGCGCTCGTGCTCGCCGCCATGGGTGCAGACCACCTCGGCCACCCGCTGGTCCCCATGCCCGCCGCACACCGCGCCGCGCTCGACGCCGTGGCGTGGCCCGACCAGAAAGGACCATCATGACCACCTACACCACGGCGCCCGAAGTCGAGCGCATCGCCGACCGGCTGATCGAAGAACACCACAAGCACCTCGTTGGCATCCCGATCAGGTATGTGTTCCGCGACAAGGCCGCCAGCAGCCGCGGAAAGCTCGTGCTCGGCAAGGCGCGCAAGTCCACCGGCCTGAACGCGACGCTGGTGCACCTGGTCCGGCATGACGAACCACCCGACCGCGTCGACTTCTTCGTCATCGAGATCGCGCTGGACACATGGCGCGCCCTAACTGACGCCCAGAAGACGGCGCTGGTCGACCACGAGCTGTCGCACTGCCTCACCGAAGTGCCCGACGGCCTGGACGATGACGTGACGCTGGTCCTGGCGGGACACGACATGGAGGAGTTCGCCGCCGTCGTACGGCGTCACGGGCTGTGGCGGTCGGACCTTGAGACGTTCATGGTCAACTCGCAGCAGCCGACACTACACGAGACGATGGCCGGGGACTGAGCGATGGTCGCCTACGTTGCGGATCCCGGCTCCGGCAAGCCGACGTGCACCGACTGCGCCGTCGGCGCGTGCGTGTCCGTCGCCGGCTGGCACTGCCAGGCGGAGGCGTGCCGCTGCGGCTGCCGGCCCGACCCCGACGACCGGCACCCGGACAAGCTGGCCGTCATCGCCGCCGAACTCGCAGCCGAACGGACCGGGTCGCTGCGGGACCTGCAAGCCGAGCGGTACCGGGGCGGTGGGCGATGAACCTGCACCTGCCCCACCCGCGTCGGGCCGCCCGGGCTCGCCGCGCCGCCATGGAACGGCGGATCGCCGTGGCCGTAGCCCGGGCGCACCTGGCCGACCGGACAGAGCAGACATGGGACTGGGCCGCCGAGCTCGAGCGGCGAAGGAGTCGGCCGTGAGCGACGACCTCGACGCCGTGCTCCGGCGTACCGGCTGCACCTACCGGCAGCTCGACCACTGGACCCGCCGTGGCTGGCTCCACCCCACCGGCGGGGGTGGCTTCGGACTGCGCCGCGTGTGGCCGGAGGAGGAGATCCGTGTCGCCCGCACCATGCGCCGGCTGGTCGACGTCGGGCTGATCCCGGCAGCTGCTGCGGTGGTTGCCCGAGGGAAGCCGGGTGCCGCCATGGGGCTGGCCCCGGGGATTGTGATTGAGGTGCAGCCGTGAGCGCGGTGTGGCTGGCCGCCAGCGCCGCACTCGGGCGGCCGGTGCGGGTCGGCGAGACGTATCCGCATGTTTGCGGGTCCATCGTCACCGGCCGGGTGACCGGCCGGGAGATTCGGTTGTGGAAGCGGGATTGCGCGGCGTGCGCGTGGGAGGCCGGGCAGAAGCGGCGTGAGGTTGAGGTGACCGAGCAGATGTTGGCGGCGGAGCGGCGAAGGGTGGGGGAGCGGGAGTGAACGAGCTGGAGAAGTTGAGCCAAGCCGAGCGGATGCTGGCCGAGGTGGCCACGGTTGAGGACGCGCTGAACGTCGTCGACTTCGCCGAGGCCGCCAGGGTGTTTGCTCAGCGGGCCAAGCTCGGGACTCACGCGATCAACCACGCCACCACCGTGAAGGTGCGCGCGGAGCGGCGGCTAGCGGACGTCGTGGACGAAGGCCAGGCGGCGGGGGTCATCGCGACAAAGACCAGTGTGAATAAGCGATATCCGGAGGGCGGAGATCGACCAGCGAAGCTAGCCGATATTGGGGTTAAGGTCCAACGCCTTGCCGAGGCCCGGCTGCTCCGTGACGCGTACAGCGATGACGAGGTGCTAGCGCTCGCCGAGATTGCCGACGATGGCGACCACGAGCTGTCGCGCAAGGCGCTACTCAAGCAGGCCCGGGCCAGGGCCATCGGTAACACCCCCGCCGTGTCCAGCGTGGTGGACGGCGAAGTCGGGACCATCGTCGCCGACCCGCCATGGCGGTACGGCAACACCTCTACCCGCGGCGCCGCCCAGGACCACTACCCGACCATGAGCGTCGAGGAGATCGCGGCGCTGCCGGTGGCAGACAAGCACACCGGCGAGCAAGCTCACCTCTACCTGTGGGCCACCGCCGGCCACCTCCCGCAAGCCTTCGGCATCATGGCCGCGTGGGGCTTCACCTACAAGACGTACCTGGTCTGGGCCAAGCCGCAGATGGGCATGGGCAACTACTTCCGCGTGTCCACCGAGCTGGTTCTGTTCGGCATCAAGGGTGAGCTGCGCACCCGCGACCGGGCCATCATGAACTGGTTTGAGGCGCCGCGCGGTAGGCACTCCGCCAAGCCAGAGAGCTTCTACGACATGGTCATGAAGGCCAGTCCCGGCCCGTACCTGGAGATGTTCGCCCGGTGCCGGAAGTCCAACCAGCTCATCTGCGGATGCGCACGATGCCGGCTCGACTGGCAAGTCTGGGGAAACGAATCATGAGCGCAGAAGACCGCATGGCCGACGGCTACGAGCCACGGTTCGACATCGACTACGAAGCCGGCCACCAGGGCGAGCTGTTCGTGGCCCGGGCCATCGACGCCATGAAGGACGGATCCGCCGAGGTCAAGACCGACGACCGGGCGGTGGAGACCGGGAACGTCTACCTCGAATACGAATGCCGTTACCGCGGCGAGTGGCGTCGAACCGGCATCGCCACAAGCGAAGCCGACCTGTGGTGCCATGTCGTCGGCGAGACCGTCATCGTTGCCCCGACGCGCCGGGTCCGCGAGGTGGCCCGGTTCGCAGGGAAGTTCTCGCAGTACCGCAAGGAGCTGACCCGAGGCTCCCACCCGACGCGGGGCGTGTGCATCCCTCTGGCTATGTTCGTTGACCTGCTGCGCCGGGGTGTTCCGGAGATGCAGCAGTCTCCGATCGACAACGGCGACGGCGACGGCGACGGCGACGCATGAACCACCCCGGCTCGCGTGACCACGCCCGGCAACCCGTCGAGCGGACCCCCGCCGGCTACACCACCGACGCCATCCCACCCCCAGACCTGCCCGTGCTCGTCTGCTGGTGCGGCGGCCGGTACCGCGACCACCCCGCCAGCGAAGCCGCCCACCGGGCGGTGTTCGGACACAACCCCATCCGGAAGCCCGCACCCGCCCAGGCGGAAAGCGCACCGGAGCAACACCACGAGGAAGGAGCGTCGGCCTAGTGCCATGGTTCCTGGTGGACGACCGATTCCACTCCCATCCCAAAGCGGCAGCCGCGTCGTTGGCCGCGCTCGGGCTGTGGACAGTGGCAGGGTCATGGGCTCGCGACCACCTGCAAGACGGTGAGATCCCCGAGCACATGATCACGTCGCTGTCGCGTGGCGCGACCGGACTAGCGGACGAGCTGGTGTCATGCGGGCTGTGGAGGAGGACGAAGGCGGGCTACCGGTACCACCAATGGACGGCCGACGGGGACGGATCGCCCCGCAACACGACCCGATCGGAAGCGATAGCGCAACGCCAACGCAAGTCATCGGGGGGTGCCCTCGGCAACCATCGGAGGTGGCACGCCGCCCGCGGGGTCAACGTGGACGACTGTGCCTACTGCCAGCCTAAACGTGGCTCGCCTACCGATCGGACCACCGATCGGTCTACCGATAGGGGTAGCGATCGGACTCCGAATCCCCCTGTACCTGTACCTGTACCTGGTCCTAACGGTGGTAAAGGTGGGGGAAAAAGCTCACCCACCCCGGCCGTCCACAGCCCACCGACCCCCCCTGTGGACAACCAACCCAGGCAACCCCCGCCGCGGCACTGTCCGCGCCACCCGGACGGCACAACCCGCAACTGCGGACCGTGCAAAGACGCCCGGCTGGCGTGGTTGGCGTGGGAGGCCGAACGCACCGCCCGGTGGCAGACCGCGGCCACGTGCCCCGAACACCCCGCCCAGCTCGCCGACCACTGCTCGACCTGCCGCTCAGAGCGGCTGGCCAGGAAGGACCCACCATGACCACCCACCAGCCACCCGACCCGCCGCCCACCGTCAACCCGGCCGCGGAAAAGCCGCCGCGGTGCACCGCGCCCACCGCCGACGGCTCCTGCCGCTGGCCGCTCACCGCCGGCCCATGCCCGTGGCACCTGGACGCCACGCACCTCGACGCCGACCGCCGGGCCGATGCGCTCGACTCCGCCCGCCAGCTGCTGACCGAGCTGGTCAACAGCGACTCGGTCGCCATGGTCGAGATGAACATCGACCGCATCGGCGGGATGTGGCTGTACCTGGCCGAGCTGGGTGCCGCCTACGTCCGCGACGGCTCCCGCCCCGGCGACGAGGATGACCGGGACCGGCGCCGGTGAGCGCCACCACCGCCGAGCTGTGCGGCCACCGCTGGCCGGTGCTCGTGCACCCGCCGGAGCGGCCGATGTTGACCGCCCCCGTTTACCACGTCTGCGCTCGGGTGCCCGACCACCATGATGACCCCGACCTGCGCCGACCCGGCACCTGCGAGTGCCGGTGTGGAGCCACCACCACCCGAAAAGACACCGATGCCTGAGCAGATGTATGACCCGCAGCACCCCGAGCGCGGCTGGCAGCCCGCCGTTCCGCTGCCCTACTGGCGTCGGCCGTGGTGGCGGCTGTTCCGGCTCACGCCGGCCTGCTACCCCTGTGGCCGGCTGGCGTTTCGGACCCGGGGTGCGTATGAGACCCACTGGCGCGAGATCCACATGGAGGCCCCCCGATGACCACCGTCTACATCAGCATCGGCAACAGCGATGACAAGCTGACCCAGCAGGACTGGGCGGCGTACTACAGCAACACCGCCGTGGCGGTCCAGCGTGCCGCGACCACCCTGCACGGCCAGTGGGTGTCCGAACCAGCGTCGGCGTGGCAGAACGCCTGCTGGTGCATAGAGATTGGCAAGGATTCGGCCGAGCTGCTGAAGCTGCGTCTGGCGGAGATCGCGCAGGACTACCGGCAGGACTCGGTCGCGTGGGCGGTCGCCGAGACCGAGCTCATCACCACCCAGGAGGCCCCACGATGACCGCCACCGACCCGACCCCGCAGCCGGCCACGCACGCGTCCGGCCCGCGAGCCGGCCAGCCGGTGACCCAGACCCCTGTCGAGCAGTTGGTGGAGCACATTGCCCACCACCGGCCCCCGGGCCGGCCGGTTGTCGACTGCCAGTGGTGTCCGGAGCCGGAGCCCGAGCAGGTGCCTGTGGTGGTGCTGGAGGATGCGCTGTGCCGCCGCGTGTGGGCCGCCGCGTACCGCGACGCCGCACGCCGTATGCGCGAGTTCCGCTACCGCCAGGCGGAGAGCGAGCTGCTCGGCGTGGTCAACTCGATTGACGCGGGGATGCCCGGCCCGTGGGCTGACCAGCCGGAGCAGCTCGCCACGCCCACCCAGCCGGCCCAGGACGATCCGCGCGACTACTACCCGATGCATGACCACGGGTACGGCCGCCACTCCCACCACGTTGCTCAGAAGCACGCCGGCGACGTGGCCAACCCGCGAGCCAACGACCACAGCGGCCTGCCGCGCGTCACCCAGCAGGAGGCCGACCAGCCAACCACCGGCCCCACCCCGGAGCCCACCGGCCCGGCCATCCTGGGCCGGGCGCTGATCGACCGGGATGGCGATATTTGGCCGATGCGGGCGGACGGGTCGTACGGATCAGGCCATCCCAGGGACTACTTCGACGACGCCTACGGCCCGGTGCGTGAGGTGCTGCTGGTGGACCCGTCCGTCGCCCGGGTGCTGGACGCGGTAGGGCAGTGGCGGCGCGCGTGCCGTGACGGTGACGACCCGGCGCTGTGGGCGGACGGCGCAGACCTGGCACTCATCGCCGCGTGGGACGCGCTCGGCGAGCCCACCCCGGATGACCAGTACCGCTGCCCGGTCACCCACCCAGCACACGGCCAGTGCGAGCTGTACCAGGGCCACCGCCCCGCCGACACCGACCCGGACCGCTGGCACCGCACCGGCGCGCTGCTGTGGTTGACCGACGCGGAGATCCGGGCGTGCGCGCTGCCGCCGCTGGCCTCCTACGCCGGCACCGCGGACTTACAATCCGGGCCGGCAAATGCAAGCGGGGAGCCGGCCGTCGGCCCCGGATGGGACCGGGAGACCATCGAGCGCATCGCACGAGGCGAGGAAACCGGGGTCCGCTACGGGCTGAGGACGGAGAGCGCCGCACAACTGCGTGCCCTGCTCGCCGACCGGGACCTGCTCGCGGGCCGAGACCGGGCGCTGAGGGTCGAGGCGGAGATCAGCAACGGACTCCGCACCGAGCTGGCCGAGGTGACCGAGTCCGAGATCCGGGCCCGCGCCGACCAGGGCCGGCTGGAGGAGGAGCTGGTCGATGTCCGCAGCGAATGCGACCGGCTGCGGGGCCAGGTGCGGCTGATGCGGACCGGCGACGCCGCGTACTGGCAGGCGCAGCAGGTGCTCGATGAGGTGCTGGGTACGCAAGAGGCAGACGGATCTGGTGGCGGCCTGGCCGACGAGGTGCGGCTACTAGCCGATCAGCGGGACGCCGCCCGCAACGAGCTGGCCACCGCCCGCCGGGACGCCGCCGCCGACGCGCTCGACTACGGGGCCCGATGGATTCGGCAGGTCTTCGCGGACGGCATCGACCCCGAGGTTGCTAAGTGCCTGGACGCGCTGGCGGTGACCACCCGCAACGGCACCCGCCCCGTCCCCGGCAGCCCGGAGCCGGACGGAGGTGGCGACGATGGGTGATCGCTGGGAGCTGTACCTCGCCAGGCAGCGGGCGCTGGAGAGACTGGGGCGGCGCGCACGTCGGCTTCCGCTGCTCGACTGCCCGCTCTGCTCCGGCCGGCGCCACCCGGCCGGCGGAGAGGAGCCCAGCGATGCCTGACTGGCTGCGGCGGTTGATGCCGGCCCGGTGGCGCACGACGAGCCTGTTCGCCCGGCCGGTGAGCCGGGTGTGGTTCTGGGCTCCGGAGTGGCACTGGCACGGTCTGGGCACGTTGTGGCCGGTGCACTTCGGCGGGGACGAGGCCGGCCGGCGGACGCTGGCGTTCGGCTGGACCGTGACCGGCCGCGCCATCGTGGCGATCTCCCGACCGGGCCGGCTGTCCGCCGCCCCACCCGAGCCGGAGGTGCGAGATGCCGGCTGACCGCTACGACCCGGCCACCGTGGCGCTGGTGGCCGCGACGCTGGAGAGCACCTTGTCCAAGCCCATCCCGGGCGTGGCGGTGGCGGTGCTGGACGCGCTCACCACCGCCGGCTGGCGCGACCTGACCCGGGTCAGCGCCTACCATGTCGTCGGGAAGCTGTTCCACCCGGACGACGTAGCCATCTTCTACGAGGAGCACGGCGGTGGCTGAGTGCCAGGTGTGCGGCAAGCCGGTCCCCGACGTGGCCTACGTCGGCGCCGAGTGCGAACGCGACCTGGCCGGCCGGCTCCGCGACACGGCCGCCCTGTGGCCGGAGCTGCTCACCACCGCCGCCGGCCTGGCCCGCATGGCCGACCCGGGACCACGAGCACGTGGGCTGGCACCACCGGAGCCGATCCGCCCCGACATCGGCGGCGCCGACCAGCAGCCAGGCCCGCCCACCGGACTGCCGTTCCGCTGGCACGCCGCGGAGGTGGCCGACGCGGTCCGCAACACGGTGACCACCTGGGCGCGGCTGGTGCTGGCCGAGCGTGGCGGGCTTGTTCCGGACCCGACTACTACGCCCGGTTTGCTCCGCTGGCTGGCCGGCACGCTCGGCTGGTGCCGCTACCAGCGCTGGGCGGCCGAGTGCTGGGATGAGCTGGGTTACGCCTGCTCCCGCATCACCCCGGCGGTCGACCGGCCACCACCCCGGTTGGACGCCGGGCTGTGCATGGCCGAGCTCGAGGACGGCACACACTGCCCCCAGCGGCTCTCAGCGCCACCAGGAGCGCGGCTCATCCACTGCCCCGGCTGCGGAGGCCACTGGGACGCCACGGACCGCTCCACGGTGATCCTGGCCGCGGCGGCGGGCATCCTGCTCAGCGCGGAGGAGTGTGCGGCGCTGCTGTCGCTGCACGGGCGGCCTACGCCGGCCAGCACGGTCCGGTCGTGGGTGTCCCGCCGGCAGCTGCTGGCACACGCCCCGGGCCGCTACCGGTTCGGTGACGCGCACGCACTGCGGGTCGCGATGAGAGAGAGGATCAGGACATGACCTTGCACATCAGCCGCCAGTACACCTACGACGGGCCATGTCCCAGCCCGGCCGAGGTTACCGCCTTCGTCGACCTCGCCAACGGCGAGCGGCACTGGATCTGCGGTTGCGGCTTCTGCCCCGAGCCGGACCCGACCCCGGAACAGCTACAGCAGCGGGTCCACGCCGCGGCGTGGCGACGGGCGGCCAGCACAGAGGGATGTAGCGAAAGTTGACAGCTCAACCAATCCTTGCAACGATGGCCCTACTACGCTCGCCCCTAGTGGCTGAGCTGGTGAGGCCGGAACCCGGAGGCGACCCGTGACCACCCCCAACCCGGACCTCGCCGCCAAGTGGGAGCGGGCCGACGAACAGCTCACCATCCTGGTAGGCGCCGCCGCGACCGACCTACTCGCACAGCCGCCACACATGGTCGCCATCGGCCTGGCCCAACTCATGACCCGCCGCTACCCCGCCGACATCATCGTCGGCTACGCTGCCATGGCCATCACCCGGCTCGGCATGGCACAGAAGGCCCGGCTGGAAAATGACGGGGGGGCCAACACCCCCCCCACCGGCTGAAATGCCCCTGGCCCCCTGCCTCAACTGCGGGCGGCTCATTGACAAGGGGGCCTCTCGCCGGGGAGGCCGGCACAAACGCGGGTGGGGTCGCTGCGCACGCTGCGCCGCCGGCAGCTACATCAACACGGCCGAGACAGCACGACGCGCTGCGGCGGTGGCTCAACACCGGGGGCGGGTCGGCAACTGGTGCCCCGGGTGGCGCAGGCCACCCCACCCCGCCGCGGACCTGACTGCCGATCACATCGTCGCTGTCGGTGCCGGAGGCGCGGAGGCAGGCCCGCTCGCTGTGCTGTGCCGCTCGTGCAACTCGTCTAAACAGGACGCCAGCAGGTAGGGGACACCCGGGGGGCGGGGTGTCCACGTAAGTCCGACATGTCCGATATAGGACCCGCTCTCCTCTTCTTTATCGCTACCGGTATCGCCGGCCATTTTCCGGTGCCTCATTTTCTCGGGCGGGGTAAGGAGGCAACCTGATGCCTCGCACGAAGAAGCCGGCCGGTACCGCGGTCCGCCCGTACAACGGCCGCCGTGCCGAGTTGGTGCCCGTCCAGGGCGGTCGCTTCGACCCGCCCGCCGGCCTCTCGGAGCAGGCGCTCGCGCTGTGGGACCTGTATTGGCAGGACACCGTCGCGACGGTGGCGACCGTCGTCGACCAGGGCCTGCTGACCCGGTGGATCGGCGAGTACGACCGTTACCTGCGCACGGTCGGCGAGGCGGACCTTCAGCCGATCGTGGAAGGCTCGACCGGGCAGGCGGTGGAGAATCCGCTCTACAAGATCGCCTACCGGGCGCTGGACGCCGCGGAGCGGTGCGAGCGGCAGTTGGGCATAGGCCCGCTGCATCGGTCGAGCCTGGGTATCGCGGTGATCACCGAGCGGAAGTCTCTGGCCGACATGAACGCACGCTACGGGGGTGCCGATGACGACGACGGCGACCCCAACGCGCAGACGGAAGCCGACCCGCGCATCATCGAAGCCTGACCCAGGTTGCCAGAACTGCGGGTGGAAGCCGGCGCCGGGCGAGCTCTGGCCATCGCACGGCAAAAATGCCGTGAAGTGGATCCAGGACAACTGCATCTGTGGCGAGGGTGACTACTACGGCCAGCTGATCAAGTTACGGGATGATCAGAAGCGCTTTCTGTGGGACTGGTACTCCTTCTGCCCGGGGTGCGGGCAGTGGCACTATGACGAGGCGCTGCGGGGTGCGGCGACCGGCGACGGCAAAACCCAGTTCATCGCCGCGATCGTGGTGCTGGAGTTCGCCGGCCCGCCGCAGATCGCGGTCGCCTCGCCGAACATCCCGATCGCCGCCGCGAGCTTTGAGCAGGCGGACCTGCTGTTTTCGGCGGTTGCGACGATGTGTGGCGGCCGGGACCAGTCCGACAAGGCCAGCCCGCTGTGCGGCTTCTTCGAGGTGTACGACACCGAGATCCGGTTTGCCGATGGCCGGCCGGGTCGGATCTTCCGGGTGGCGGCGGTGGCCGGCACCAACGAGGGCGGCCTGCCGAGCCTGTTCGTGTGCGACGAGCTGCACGAGTGGGGCGAGCCGGTGCGGGAGGGTCAGACCGGGGCGCGTAAGGCCCGGGTCAAGACGGTGATCGGCAAGTCGACCAAGAAGCGGCGCACGGCCCGCGGCTGCGGCCGGGTCATCTCGCTCAGCACTGCCGGGTTCGACATCGACAACAGCCTGCTGGGCGACTTAGTGAAGCTGGGCCGGCGGGCGGTGCACGATCCGGTGGTGGCGCCGCGGTTCCTGTGCGACTGGCGGGAGGCGCCGGAGGGCCTGGACTACCGCCGTGCCGACCACCGGGAGATGGCGGTGCGGGCGGCGTCTGCCGCTGCGGATGTTCTGTGGTCGGTGGCGGACCGGGTGAACGCCTGGGGTAAGCCGGACTACCCGCCGCACGAGTGGATCCGCTACTTCGCGAACCGGTGGGTGGACACGGCTGAGGATTCGTGGCTGAAGGACCACCCGGCGGCGTGGCGGGACTGCCGCGGGCAGTGGGTGCCGGATGACGCCAACCCGTGGGTGCTCGCGGTGGACATGGCGCTCAAGCACGACTCGGTGGCGGTGGACCGGTGTGAGCAGCTGCCGGATGGTCGGGTCTCGGTGACCGCTCGGATCTGGCGGGCGGGCGACCACGGCGGGCGTATCCCGCACGACGACGTGTGGACGTACATCCGGGAGCGGGCCGCCGGGCTGGGCTTCCGTGGTGTGGTCTATGACCCGCGCTACTTCGAGGTGCCGGCCCGGATGCTGGAGCAGCATGACATCCGCGCGATCGAGTTCGACCAGTCGCCGACGCGGATGGTCCCGGCGGCCGGGCTGGCGTACCGGCTGATCACCGAGGGCCTGGTTGTCCACGACGGCGATCCGGATCTGGCCGCGCACGTGAAGGCGGCGGTGGCGGTGCCTCAGGAGCGTGGCGGGTTCACGTTGCGTAAGGGCCGTAGCAAGGGGCACATAGACGCCGCGGTGGCGATGTGCATGGGCGTGTGGGTGCTGCACGAGGTGCCCGAACCGGTTCAGCCGTTCTTCGCGGCACGGCGTTAGGAGGCGGCGGCATGACGGTGCTCGATCGGGTTCCGGTGGAGCGGATCGTGGCGCAGGCCCGGGCGGCGGACCTCGGCCGGCTGCTGCTGGCGGTTGTGCTGGCACCGCTGTACGCCGTCGGGTGGCTGGGCGGTAAGACGCTGCTCGGGCTGGCGGTGGCCGGCACCACGGTGAAGCTGGGTTGGCAGGACGCACGGGCGACGGATGGCCGGCGTGGGGCTGGTTGACCGGGTCGCGGCCGCCCGGCGCAAGCCGGCGTCCGACGAGGGCCGATTCAGCGCGGACCAGTGGATCGGGGACTACCTGGTCCCCGCGTTCAACTACGGCGGCGCCAGCTACCCGTACGGCTACGGCTCCGGCGCGTCGCGGACCCGGGAGATCGCGGCGACGCTGCCGGCGTACTCGGCGGCGCTGCAGCGCTGTCCGCCGGCGTTCGCGGCTCAGATGAAGCGGGCGATGGTGCTGTCCCAGGCCCGGTTCCGGTTCCGGAACCCGCCGTGGCACCCGGCGACGCCGCGTCGCACGTTCGGGACGTCGGCGCTGCGGCTGCTGGAGCGGCCGTGGCGCAACGCGACCACCGGTGAGCTGCTGTCGCGGATGGAGTGGCACGCGGGCCTGTCCGGCAACGCGTACGTGACGCGGCAGGTTGACCGGTTGCGGGTGCTGCGGCCGGACTTCGTGGGCGTGGTGTACGGCTCGCAGCGGGAGCCGGACGACCCGATGCACGCGCTGGACGGCGAGGTCATCGGCTACGCCTACCAGAACGGCGGGATCCGGCCGGACAACAGCTCGCCGCTGGAGACCCTTCTCCCGGGGGATGTGGCGCACTGGTCGCCGGTGCCGGATCCGGAGTCTCCGGCGATGGGCATCTCCTGGGTGACCGCGGCGCTGCGGGAGATCCAGGGCGACCGCGCCGCGACCGAGCACAAGCTGAGTTTCTTCGAGAACGGCGCGACGCCGAGCATGGTCGTCAAGGGCATTCCCGCGACGACCGAGGACCAGTTCAACGAGCTGGTGGACATGATGGAGTCCCGCCACGCCGGGGTCCGCAACGCCTACCGGACGCTGTACTTGACCGCGGGCGCCGACGCGACGGTGGTGGGTGCCGATCTCAAGCAGCTGGACTTCAAGGCGACCCAGGGCGCCGGCGAGACGCGCATCGCCCTGCTGGGCGGGGTGCCGGCGGTGCTGCTGGGGATCTCCGAGGGGCTGGCCGGTTCGTCGCTGAACGCCGGCAACTTCGGCATGGCCAGGCGCATCTTCGCCGACATCTGGCTGTACCCGACCTTGCAGGACGTGGCAGCTGCGCTGTCTCCGGTGGTGGACGTGCCGGGCGACGCGGAGCTGTGGTTTGACACGGCCGACATCCCGCTGCTGCGGGAGGACGGCAAGGACGCCGCTGACATCGAGGCCGTGAAGGGCTCCACCGTGACGGCGTACGTCCGGGAGGGCTTCACCGCGGAGTCTGCGGTGAAGGCGGTCAACGCCGGGGACATCACGCTGCTGAAGCACACGGGCAACGTGAGCGTGCAGCTGCAGCCACCCGGCACGAAGCCGGCCGATCCGAACAGTGGAGGCGACGATGCAGGCACCACCGATTGACCTGGTGCGCGGGCTCACGCTCGCGCCGGTGCTGCGCACCGATGGCGACGGGGACGACGGCCCGCTGGGGACGATGACCGGTTACTTCTCGCAGTTCAACACCTGGTATGAGGTGGACTCGCTGTTTGAGGGCCGCTTCCTGGAGCAGGTCGCGCCGGGTGCCACCGCGCAGACCATCGCGGAGGACCGCGACTCGATGAGGGTGCTGTTCGACCACGGTTTCGACTCCATCGGCAACAAGGTTCTGGGGCCGATTGAGACGCTGGAGGAGCGCGCGAAGGGGCCGTACTACGAAGTGCCGCTGTTCGACACGTCCTACAACCGGGACCTGCTGCCGGGGCTGCGGGCGGGAGTCTACGGTGCCAGCTTCCGGATGCGGGTGCTGGATGAGTCGTGGGCGGATGAGCCGAAGCCGTCGCGCCGCAACCCGAAGGGTTGGCCGGAGCGCACGATTCTGCGGGTCAAGGTGATGGAGTTCGGGCCGGTGACGTTCCCGGCCAACCCGAAGGCGTCTGCCGGTGTGCGTTCCCTGACCGACCCCTACTATGACCGGCTGCGCCAGCGCGACGCGGGTGCCTTCGAGGCCGCGGTACGCGCGGCGGGCCGGTCGATCGAAGACCTCACCGGGCGACCCGGCGCGCGGAGCGCGGGTGGCGGTGACCACGACGCGGAACCCAGGAAGGGCAACGCGCCGACCGTCATATCCACAAAGCAGCGTCTCGACGACGGGGCGTTGCGAATGCGAAGGATCAAGCAATGACTCAGCCAATCACGATCCTCGAGGATCTCCGCGGGAAGGACGCCGCAGGCCTCGGCGGTGAGGTGCCCGAAGAGCTGCGTGGCAAGACGCCCGAGGAGCTGCAGGTCTACGTCGAGGTGCTGGACGCCCACCTGCGGGAGCTGCACCAGAGCGACGAGGGCGAACTGCGGGACAAGACCGACGACGAGCAGGCCGCGTTCGACTACGGCCTGAAGCTGCGAGACATCGCCATCAACCGTCTCGACGAGCACCGGAAGATCCAGGAGATTTTCCGGCGCAAGCCGAAGGCGGTGGAGCGGGCTCTGGCCAACATCCGGGACGGACTGGAGACCACCGAGATCCGGCGGCTCACCAACGCGGAGGCCCGGGACCGGGCGCTGCGGACCCTGGACGGCCGGGACGTGCAGGGGACGCTCTCCCCGTCCGCGCTGGCCCATGTGGAGCGGCAGATCCGCCGGGACCCGGACATCAGCCGCCGGATCATCGTGACCGAGAACGACGAGTACCGGAATGCCTGGATGAAGATGGTGACTCAGGCTCACCCGCGGCTCACCGACGACGAGCGGCGTGCGATGGACGCGTACGACGAGTACCGGGCGATGTCGCTGTCGGACACCGCCGGCGGGTTCGGAGTTCCGGTGTTCATCGACCCGTCGATCATCCTGACCGACCAGGAGTCCGGGAACCCGTTCCTGGAGATCTGCCGGCAGGTGACCATCGGCACCGACGAGTGGAAGGGTGTCAGCGCGGCCGGGGTGACCTGGCAGTTCCAGGCCGAGGCCGCTGAGGTGACCGACAACAGCCCGACCCTGGCCCAGCCGACGGTGCCGCTCCACACCGCGCGCGGGTTCATCCCGTACAGCCTGGAGATCGGGATGGACTACCCGATGTTCGCGGCGGAGATGGGCCGGCTTCTCAGCGAGGGCTATGACGAGCTGCTGGTGGACAAGTTCAGCCGAGGCAGCGGCAACGGCGAGCCCACCGGCATCATCACGGCCATCGACGCCACCGCGGGCAGCGAGGTCGCGTCGACCACCGACGGCGGGTTCGGCCAGGAAGACATCTACGCGGTGTGGAAGGCGCTGCCTCAGAAGTACCGGCGGCGGGCCGCGTGGATGATGTCGGTGGACATCAACAACCGGATCCGGCAGTTCGGCACCGCGAACGTGTTCCACGCGTTCACCGAGAACCTTCCTTCGGAGTGGGCGGACACCCTGTTCGGGAAGCGGGTCTACGAGTCGCCGTACTTCCCGGACTTCGTCGACACCACGGGCAAGACCAACCGCCTGGTCGTGGGTGACTGGTCCAACTATGTGATCGCCCGCCGGGGCGGCATGAGCGTGGAGCTGGTGCCGCACCTGTTCGGGACGACCACGAATCGGCCGACCGGCCAGCGCGGCTGGTTCGCCTGGGCGCGGATCGGTGGCGATTCGGTCAACGATGCGGCCTTTAGGCTTTTGCAGAACCAGTGATCTCCTCAGGTGACGCACCGAGGGCCTCTCGGTGCGTCGCCTGAGCCTGAATCAGAGGGGCATAAGGAGTTACTTCAATGGACATCGTGTATGCCAAATTCACCACGTGGGTAACGCCTGCGGTGCAAATCGTCGAGGGTGAAGCGTGGCGGGCAGATGACCCGATTGTGCGCCGGCGCCCAGACTGGTTCCAGAAGCTGCCGAAGGTCGTCCGGACCACCCTGCCGCGACATCTGCGGGACGTCGTGGTGGAGCAGGCGACCGCCGCACCGGGCGAGGTGCGCGTCACCAAGCCGAGGGTCGACCAGGCGAGCGAGGAGGTCGAGTCGCTGCGTACCCAGCTGCTCGGGCTGGGCGTCAAGGTCGATGGCCGGTGGAGCCTGGTCCGGCTCCGCGAGGAAGTCGCGAAGGCGACCGCCGCGTGAACGACCTGGTTACCGTCGCCTATCTGCATTCGGATGAGGTGGCCCACTCCTGGCATCAGAGCCTGATGGAGATGGTGGCCTGGGACTTTGCCCACCACGGCCGGATCCTCCGCGGCGGGTGGCTGGCGATGAGCTGCGGCACCGGCGGACTGGTGGAGGCGCGTAACCAGGTGGCGCGCCAGTTCCTGGGTGAGCGGGACGCGGATTGGCTGCTATGGGTGGACACCGACATGGGCCTGGCGCCGGATACGGTCGACTGCCTCATGGAGGCTGCTGACCCGGTTGAGCGGCCGGTTGTCGGTGGCCTGTGCTTCGCGCAGAAGGATGTGGATGCGGACGGGCTCGGCGGCTACCGCTGCGAGCCGCGTCCCACCATCTTCGACTGGGTCCAGGACGGCGAGGCTGGCACCTTCGTGGGCCGGACGACCTACCCGGTCAACACGGTGGTTCGGTGCCACGGCACCGGCTCGGCGTGCATCCTGATCCACCGGTCGGTGCTGCAGCGCATCGCCGACGAGTTCGGGCCGACCTGGTATGACCGGATCCCGAACCGGGCGCGGGGTGGGCTGTTCGGTGAAGACCTGTCGTTCTGTGCGCGGGTGCAGGCGTTGTCGATTCCGCTGTTCGTGCACACCGGCGTGAAGACCAGCCACATGAAGCATCTGTGGCTGCAGGAGGCGGACTACTGGTCCTGGGCGCAGGCCCCGCCGGCGACCGAGCCGGCGGCGGTGCTGGTGCCCGCGATCCGGTACACCCACGCCCAGCGGTTCGTGGACTCGCTACGCGCGTCGACCGGGCTGGCCCGGGTGTACGCGGTGGCCCGCCCGGATGAGACCGAGGCGGCCGCCGCGTGGAAGGCGGCCGGAGCCGAGGTGCTGGTCGGCGATGGCGCCACGTTCGCGCAGCGGATCAACGACGGCTACCGGCAGACGGCCGAGCCGTGGATGCTGGTGACCGGTGATGACGTGCTGTTCCGGCCCGGCTGGCTGGATCATGCCCAGGCGCTCGCCGGCGACCGCCACCACGTGGTGGGCACGAACGACCTGGCCAACCAGCGGGTGACGGCTGGCCACCACGCAACTCATATGCTGGTCCGCCGGTCGTACGTGGACGAGGTTGGTGCCGGGTGGGATGGTCCGGGTGTGCTGTGCCACGAGGGCTACCGGCACTGGTTCGTCGATGACGAGATCGTGACCGCGGCGAAGCAGCGCGGGGTGTGGGCGATGGCGCTGGGAAGCGTGGTCGAGCACATGCACCCGATCGTCGGCAAGGCCCCGGATGACGATGTCTACCGGCAGGGTCGAGAGTCGATGCAGGCCGATCGGGATCTGTTCGCCGTGCGGCTGGCTGCCAATGCTTGACCGGGTCGAGCTTGACCGGCGGATCGCTTCGGTGGACGTACCGGCGCCTCACGAGCCGTGGCACATCACCACGTTCGTGGACGCGGTGCTCGAGAACCCGGTGCCGGGTGCGCTGGTGGAGTGCGGCGCCTACCAGGGTGTCTCCGCGGCGAAGTGGTCGCACCTGGCGGACATGCTCCACCGGAAGCTGGTCGTGTGCGACAGCTTCCGCGGGCTGCCACTGAACAGTGAGCCTCACGACCTGAGCACCGACGGCCGGTCGATCGCGGGCACGTTCGGTGGTGGCGCCTACGCCGGTTCGCTGGCCGAGGTCCAGGCCACCGTCGAGCGGTACGGCGTGCCCGAGGTGGTCACCTACCTGCCGGGCTGGTTCGCGGATACGTTGCCTCACCTGGTTGAGCCGGTCGCTGCGGCGTACGTGGACGTGGACCTGGCCGCCAGCGCCGCCACCTGCCTGACCTATCTGTGGCCGCTGGTCAGCCCGGGCGGCTGCATTGTCAGCCAGGACGGCGACTTTCCGCTGACGCTCGCCGCGATGCGGGCGTGGATGGATGCGGCAGACCCGGCGCCGAAGGTCGAAGGGCTCGGCGAGTCGAAGATGGTGACGTTCCGGCGGCCGTTGTGATGCCGCCGCACGCCACCGAGGTGCTGGCCGCCGGTGCGGACCTGCTCGACAGCCTGGACCTGTGGTGGTGGCTGTCGGCCGGGACGGCGCTGGGGCTGGTCCGCGACGGCCGGCTGATCCCGCATGACACGGATCTGGATGTGGGTGTGCTGGACGACCCGCCGGGGGTGCTGGACCGGGTCCATCTGGCGTTCGCCGCCGCCGGGTGGCAGTCGGTGCGGACGATGCCGTACCAGCGCGCCTACACGTCCCGGGCCGTGATCCTGGACGCCTACGCCTACCGGCGCAACGGGGACCAGCTGGTTGCCGACACCGACTGCGGCCGGCTGATCAAGCCGGCGCGGTTGTTCGACCGGCTGACCCAGCTCGAGTTCGCCGGCCGGTGCTACCCGCTGCCGTCGCCGCCGGCCGAGTACCTCGAGGTTCGGTACGGCCCGGGCTGGCGGACGCCGACCACAGCGAAGGGTCCGTGGCAGGCCGAGACGGCGGCGCTGCTGCGATGATCTCTTGGATTGTGGCCAGCCACCGCCCGGAGGTGCTGGCCGCGAACCTCGGCGAGACGCTGGTGCTGCAGGGCGCCGATGAGCTGGTGGTGGTGGAGAACGCCGGGTCGATCGCCGCCGCGTACAACGCCGGCCAGGCCCGGGCGACGCAGCCGATCCGCTGCTACGTGCATCAGGACGTGCGGCTGGACGCGGCGAAGCTGCGGGCGGAGTTGCTGGAGCACTGCCGCCCGGAGGTGGGCATGGTCGGGGTGGTCGGCTCCCGGGAGCTGGCGCTGCCGTGGTGGGACGGCACCTGCTGCGGCTCGGTGCGCGACGCGCGGCTCGGGCTGCTGGACTTCGGCCCGGGTGGCCAGTGCGCCTACCTGGACGGGCTGCTGCTGGCCACGGCGCAGACGCTCGAGTGGGATGAGGGCTATCCCGGGTGGCATCTGTACGACCACGACGTGTGTGCTCAGATGCTCGCCCGGGGGCTGCGCAACGTGTGCATCGACGGCGGGGCGGACATGGTGCTGCACAACACGTCCGGGCCGACCGACGTGACCCGGCTGAACGGCTGGGACGCCGGGCTGGCCAGGTTCCGGGGCAAGTGGCCGGCGTGACCGGCCGGTGGGCGGCGGTAGCCGATCCGGACCTGGGTGGGCTGCGGTGGCCGCTGCGGCTGCGTTGCCGCCCACCGGATCCGCCGACGATGGCCGGGTGCCATCCGCAGCGGCGGCATGTGGCCCGGGGCATGTGCATGGCCTGCTATCAGCGCTGGTGGAGGAGGCAGGCGGGCGATGGCTGACGGTATCCGCATCCAACCGCAGCCGGCGCGGCTGCGCGCTGAGGGGATCGGCTCGGTCGCCGGCCGGTTGTTCATCGTCCGGGACGTGACCCGCCCGTTGCCAGCGGACCCGCACCGGCCAGCCTGCCGGCTGTGTGGCCATCCGCACACCTGCAAGACGTACCACTTGCAGCTCGACGCCGACGGCACGGTGATCGTGTCGACCACGATCTGGGAGAACATGCAGCGGCTGTACGACCACGGCGGCTTCGAGCCGGTCAACGTTGTCGCCGAGCCGCCGGCCCAAGGGCTGATCGTTCCACCTGCGCGGGTGCGGATCGCACCCGCCGAAATGTAGGGAGTGACCTGATGGCCACTATCGTCCACACTGACTGGCTCAACGGGATGCTCGGCGCCCCCACCCATTCGGTGATCGACTTCAACACCGACAACATCGACGCGAGTCTGCTGGATGAGACCGACGCGGGCACGATCACCGCGGCCAACGTCGACTACGACGAGGTAGACGCCGCCGATGTGGTGGCCACCGAGGATGTGGCGGTGACGTCGATCACCGGCGGAGTGGTGACACTCACCGGCGCGATCACGTTCTCGGCGGTGACCGGCGACGGGGCTGACTACCTGACGGTGTGGAAGAACTCAGGCGACCCGACCACGTCGCCGTTGGCGATCACCTGGGACTCGGCCAGCACCGGCCTGCCGGTGACGCCCAACGGCGGCGACATCACGGCCACCTGGGGCAGCAACATCCTCGTCACGCTCGCCTGATCGGCGGGCGACCTCAATCTGATCGTCTGACCGTCCGAGGAGGATGGCATGGCAGCAGGGTACGCGGCTCTGACGACGAAGGACCAGGTCAACCAGACCATCGGCCGGATCGCGGTGCAGCTCCGGGAGCTGTTCGACGACGTCGAGCAGTTCAACGCGTTCTTTCAGGCGCGGGGGGCGACCGGGCTGGAGACGGAGTTTGGCTTCACGAGCGCCGATGCGAACCTGATCGGCACGGTGAACAACGACTTCGAGCAGCTACGGCAGATCTACCTGGGCGCCCAGGCGCTCGCGTCGGCGAAGAACTTCCGCACATTCTCCGACGACGTCGAGGGTCTGCGGTAGGGGCCTGACCGGTGCCGACCGTCCGGCGGTTGGACGCCGATGATGCTGTCGTCTTCGCCGCCGGGTTAGGCGGCGTCGACAGCTTCGCCTTCGGCGCGCTCGCGTTCCTGTTCCGGCCGCTGGCCGCCTACGACTCCACAAACAGGACGCTGCTGGCCGCCTACGACTCGACCGGCGCCCAGGTTGGGAAGATCGGTCTCAGCACGGCCAACAAGGTTCAGTGGTTCACCGGCGGGTCGGGCGGCAACGGGCCGACCGTCACCGCCGGCGACTGGCACGCACTGATAGTCCGCAAGGCGACCGGTACCGAACAGGCCCGGTTCAGCCTGCTGAACGTTGCCAGCGGTTGGACCCATGTCGACACTGTGGGTACGTTCGGCGACTGGACAGCGCCGACCGGTGGGACCTGGAGTACGTCTGACATCACGTTTGGCTGGGGTCCGGGTAGCGACTACGCCGCGGTGGCGGTCTGGGCGAACGTGCTGCCGTGGGCGGCGGACACGTTCGGTGACGCTGAGATCGAGGCGGCCGGGCTGGAAGACCACCTCGACAACTGGCGGGACGCGGCCCCGACGGCAGGGTGGGCGTTCTTCCAGGCCGACGTCAACGTCAACATCGAGGACTGGACTCTCGACCGGGCCGACGAGATTTCGGTTGCTGTCGGCGCCGCGGTGGACGCGACCGACCTGGCCTTTCAGTACGAGGACACCGGCCTGCTCGTTTTGAGCCGGAACTTCCTGCGCACCACCCAGGATGAGCCCGGCGCCGGTGGCACCGTCCGGGACCTGTCCGAAACGCAGGGAACCCCGACCACGCTCGGCTCGGGTACCACGTCATCCGGCGGCTACACGAAGATGCTCGAATGGGTGCGGACCGTGGGCGCCACGGTCGGTTCGGCCACGATCCCCACCCAGCTTCAGGTCACCGCCGTGTCCGCGGCCACCCTGGCCTACAAGTGGCAGGTCCACCGCTACGACTCGGCCGGGGTGCTTCAGGCTGACTCCGACTTTTCCGGCGAGCACAACACGACCGGGATCAAGGTCGCGACGCTGACCCTGGACACGACCTGGTCGGCCGGTGACCGGCTGGGGTACTCGCTGTGGCTGCGGAAGGCGTCCGGCGGCGGTTCCCGCAGCATCACCGTCGCCGTCAACGATGCCGACTCGTGGGCCGAGTTCGAGGTCGCGGCCGAGCCGCCGGCCGAGATAGACCCGGCGGCTCCGACTGTCGGCGTCACCTCCGGCACCCTGGCGATCACCACCGGGGCGGTCGGGATCACCCCGGCCGCGGCAACGGTCACGGCCACCCCGGGTGTAGTGACCATCGCCGCAACAGCAGCGGTAACCCCGGCCGCCACTACGGTCACCACCACCCCCGGGACCGTGACGGTCGGCGAGGTCGAGCCGTTTCCGGTGCGGGACTTCGGCTCCGGTGATCGTGTCGCGTGGGGCGTGGGCACCGGAGGTCTGGACCAGGTGCTGTTCGGCGCGTTCACCGTCGCGGCGATCTGCCGGCGGACGGCGGACACTGACCAGGGTGCGCTGCTGAACCTGGCCGCCGGTGTCGGCGGGTCGCGGGGGTTCTTCCGCTACACCGACGACGATGAGATGGACTACCTCCGCGGCCAGTTCCAGTCCGGCGGCGTCGGGCCGTCGTGGACGCCAGCCGACGGCTGGGTACTGGTGGCGTTCACGACGGCCGGTGGTACGGCAGTGGTCCGGTACCACAAGTACGTTTTCGACACTGACACGTGGACGCACGCCAACTCAGCGGGGACGGTAGACGACGACGACAACACCTGCGACCGGGCCGAAACCCGGTTCCAGGAGACCGCCGGCTGGGTGTTCCAGGGCCGCTACGCGGTCATGGGCGTGTGGGGCTCGGCGCTGTCGGATGTCAACCTGGAAGCGCTGACGACTCAGTACACGGACTGGGTTGCGGCCACGCCGATGGCGCTGTGGCGGTTCGACCAGGGTGCCACCACCACGGCGATCGATGACCAGACCGCGGGCGGGGCGGACCAGACCGCGTTGACCGGCTCGACCGTGGTCGACGATCCGGTGCCCGGGTTCACGTTCGGCGAGGGCGTCGTCCCCGGCGCGGTCACGGTGACCGCCACGCCCGGCGGCCTGACCATCACGAGCAACGTCGCGGTAACCCCGGCACCGGCGACCGCGACGGCCACGCCCGGCACGCTGACCCTCACGACTACCGCGGCCGCCACGCCGGTTGCGGTTACCGTGACGGCAACGCCGGGCACGGTGGAGTTGGCCGCCGAGAGTGGCGCCCAGCCGGTCACGCCGGGCGTGGTCACGCTCACCGCGGCCCCGGGCACGCTCGGGCTGGCGCTCGACCTGCCGCTGACCGGCCACCAGGTGACGGCCACGCCGGGGTCGCTGGCCGTCACGCGGGGCCTGACCGTCTCGCCGGTCGGTGCCGCGGTCAGCATCACTCCGGCCGGGATGGTCGTGTCGACCGGGGTGGCCGCGGTGGTTCCCGCCGCGGTGACGCTCACTGCGGCGGCTGGCGACCTGAGCCTGGCCGTCGGGATCACGCCGGGCCCGGTCGCGGTCAGCACCACCGCCGGCTCGGTGGCGCTCGCGCTGGACGTCCCGCTGACCGGTGCGGCAGTGGCCGCCACGCCTGGCGCAGCGATGGTGGGCCATGGGCTGATCGTCACGATGGCTGCGGTGGTCGTCACCGCGACCGCTGGCGCGGCAGTCATCTCGGTAGGGGTGGGCGTGCTGGCGCCGGCGGTATCGGCCGGCCGCACTTCGGTCGCCACCGTCACGGCCACCAGGCAGTCTTTCGCCACCGTCCCGGGAGGTTAGATGGGCGCCCTGGTCTTCTTCGAATCAAGCTCGGAGCTGGCGACGCTGACCAACACGTTCAGCGTGGACGGCACCCCGACCGACCCGACCACGATCACCCTGGCCGTCACCGACCCCCAGGGCGCGGCGACCCCCTACACCTTCGCCGCGGCGGAGATCACCAAGCTCAGCACCGGCGTGTACCGCAAGGACATCGCGTGCAGCATCGCCGGCACGTGGACGTACCGCTGGACCGGCACCGGCACGGTGGTCGACACCACCGTCGGCACCTGGGACGTCCAGGAAACCGCCCTCGGCCGGCTGTACGCGAGCGTCGAGGCGTTGAAGTCGCGACTCGGCATCGGGGCCACCGACACCGCCGACGACTTCGAGCTGCACACCGCATGCTTCGCCGCCAGCCGGATGGTGGAGAACTACACCCAGCGGCTGTTCTGGCGCACCGCGCCGGCAACCGTGCGCACACTGGTCCCGACCAGCCCGCACCGGCTGAAGCTAGGCCCGTTCGCCGACCTGGTGTCTCTGTCCGCGCTGGCCACCGACAGCACCGGCGACGGGGTTTTTGAGACAGCCTGGGCCAGCAGTGACTACCAGTTGTGGCCGGCCAACCCGTCCGCCGCGCCGGAGACCCGGCCGTACACGCAGATCCGCGCCGTGGCCGGGCGGACGTTCCCGATCCCGTACGCGGTGGCGGCCCGGGCCGACCGCGCCCAGGGCACCGGCGTCTGGGGCTGGCCGGCGGTTCCCTACAGCGTCCGCCAGTCCGCGGCCATCACCGCCGCCGAACTGTTCCGATCCAAGTCCACATTTGAGGCGCAGGGTGGGTATGAGGAGATGGCCCAGTTCGTGCTCCGGCGCAACCCGTTCGCGCTGGACCTGATCAAGCCGTACCGGCTCACCCCGGTGTTGATGGCGTAATGGCCACCATCGCGCAGATCCGCGACGGGCTGAAAGCCCGGCTGGACACCATCCCCGGGCTGCGGGCGCACGCCACCATGCCGGACGTGCTGACCGGACCGGCGGCGGTGGTCTCACGCCGGTCCACAACGTTCGGGACCACGATGGACGGCCAGAGCGACGACCTGACATGCGCGGTCACCCTGTTCATCCAGTACACCGGCGAGCGGGTCGCGCAAACAGCGCTGGACACCTACCTCGGTCCCACCGGCACCAACTCGGTCAAGGCCGCGGTCGACGGTGACCCGACTCTGGGCGGGGTGGTCGACTTCGCCGAGGTGGTCTCGGCCGAGCGCGACCGCATCGTCGAGTGGGCGGGCATCAAGTGGCTGGCCGCTGACCTCGTGGTCCAGGTGGGCTGATGCGGTTCGTGGCCTGCCACCCAGGCCCGGCGTTCTCAGTCCACGACGTCTACGTGGGCTGGTCGGAGGCGCTGGTCGAGCTCGGTCACCAGGTGATCCCGTTCAACCTCGAGGACCGCTTGACGTTTTACAGCAGCGCGTTCTTCAACGTCTCGGAGGGCACCTTCCGCAAGGCGCTGCCCCAGGAGCAGGCCATCGAGCTTGCCGTCAACGGCCTGTACGCCACGCTCTACAAGACCAGACCGGACGTGCTGCTGGTGGTCTCAGCGTTCCTGGTCCCGGCCGAGCTGCTCGACCTCGCCCGCCGGTCCGGCACCCGCGTGGTGGTGCTGCACACCGAAGCGCCGTATGAGGACACCCGCCAACTGGCGATCGCCTCGCACGCGGACCTGAACCTGCTCAACGACCCGGTGAGCATCGACCGGTACCGGCAGGTCGCGCCGAGCGTCTACCTGCCGCACGCCCACCGGCCGCGGGTCCACTGCCCCGGCCCGGCCGAACCCGACCTGGCCGCCGACCTGGCCTTTGTCGGCACCGGCTTCGAGTCCCGGATCGAGTTCTTCGAGGCGCTGGACCTGACCGGGGTGGACCTGCTGCTGGCCGGCCACTGGCAGCGGCTCGCCGAAGGGTCGCCGCTGCGTAAGCACGTGGCGCACAACATCGCCGAGTGCCTGGACAACGTGGACGCGGTCCGCATCTACCGGTCGGCGCGCATGGGCCTGAACTTGTACCGGCGGGAGACCGACGACGGTGACCACGCCGCCGGCTGGGCAATGAGCCCCCGCGAGGTGGAGATGGCCGCGACCGGTCTGCCGTTCGTGCGGGAGCCACGCGGCGAGGGCGACGCGCTGCTACCGATGCTGCCCACGTTCGCCTCGCCCGGTGAGGCGGGTGAGGTGGTGGCGTGGCTGCTGTCTCACGAGCGTGAGCGGCGGCGGATTGCCACCGAGGCCAGGCGTGCGGTCGCCGACCGTACTTTTGTCAACCATGCCAGGCGACTACTCGGCCTACTTGAGTGACCGAACGCTGGCGATATCACGGTTGGAGTGGTCGAATTGTCCCGAATTCACGGTAGGCGCGGCAGGGTGTACCTCGCACTGGCCTCCGGCGGCACCGCGCAGCCGGTCGCGTTCCTGAACGCGTGGTCGATCAACTTCGCTGCGGAGAAGGCGGAGGTGACCGCGTTCGGCGATGAGAACAAGGTGTACGTCGCCGGACTTCCGGACGCCAGCGGCACCTTCGGCGGCTTCTACGACGACGCCACGGTGCAGACCTACACCGCCGCGCTGGACGGGCTGCCGCGCAAGTTCTACCTGTACCCGAGCACCACGAGCAACTCCAAGTACTGGCACGGTGAGATCCTGCCTGACTTCAGCGTGAACGGCTCGGTGACCGGTGCGGTGCAGATCAGCTCCAGCTGGAACGCGAGCAGCGCCATCGTCAAGGTGGGCTGATGACCGTAGAGGTACGCGGCGTCGAGGTGCTGGAGCGTGCGGGCAAGGCGTTGCGTGGTGCGGAGAAGCACTACCGGCGTGAGTTGTTCCGCGGGCTGAACACTGCGTCGAAGCCGCTGCGTGAGGCGGTCCAGGAGTCGATTCCGGACTACATGCCGAACCGTGGCGGCTACGCGAAGACGTTGCAGGCCTCGCACAGTCCGCGGACGCAGGTGAAGACCGGCGGCCGGGACCCGTCCATCCGCATCATCAGCCGCACGAAGGGCGGGGTGAAGCGGAAGGTCAAGGCGCTGGAGGAGGGCAAGCTGGCACACCCCGTGTTCGGGAACCGTCGCGTGTGGAGGACGCAGAGTATCCGCCCCGGGTTCTTCACGGAGCCGATGCGGGCGGGTGCTCCGGAGGTGCGTGACGAGATGATCGACGCTATCGGCCGGGTGCATGACCAGATCCGCCGGGAGGTCTGATGCGGTTCCGGTTCCGGTTCGTCGAGGCCGACCGGCCGCGGTACGGCGACGGCACCTACCAGCTGGACGTCTCACCGGCCGGGCTGGGCCGGGTGCCGATGGGGCTGCTGGAGCGGTTTGAGGATGAGACCGGCATGCGGGTTCTCGGGGACTGGCTGGAGAAGCTGGGCCGCAACGAGTTGCGGGCGGTGCGTGCGTTCATGTGGTTGGCGTGGCTGCACTCCGGGCCGGCCGGGCCGCTGCCGTTCGTCGACTTCCAGCCGGATGTGATCGGCGCACTGTCCAGCCGCGACTTCACGCACGTCGGCGACGCGGAGGGAAACGCACCGAGCCCGGCGCCGAACCGGGCGGCACGTCGGGCGACGACGAAGAAGACGACGAAGCCGGCGTCCCGGAGTCGCTCCGCAGCCTCCTGAGGGAGGCCCGCCGCGACCCGTGGATACGGGAGCTGATCAGCTCCTACGACCTTCACATGCAGTTGCTGATGCGGCTGTCGCCGTGGGATGTGCGCCGGTTGACGTTTGAGGAGTTCCGCCGGCGGGCGGAGTGGATTCTCAAGTGGAATGAGCATAGTGGCGGGGGGGGTGGCGGATGAGTCAGCCGCTCGTCTTCGACATCATCGCCCGCGACCGGGCGTCCGACACGACCAAGCGGATCGGCTCCGGGTTCTCGAAGCTGGGCTTCGCCACCGCGGGCATCTTCGCCGGGATGGGTGCGGCGGTCGGCCGGTTCGCGGTCAACCAGCTCGGCAACGCCGCACGCGCGGTCGGTGCGTTCGTGGCGGACAGCGTTCGGCAGTTCTCGGACTTCGACCGGAGCATGCGTGAGGTGTGGACGCTGCTGCCGGACCTCAGTGCGTCGGCGTTCAAGGACTTGCAGGGCGACGTGCGCGGGTTCGTGACCGAGATGGGCATCGCCCACCAGGAAGCCGTACCCGCGCTCTACCAAGCGATCAGCGCCGGCGTCCCCCAGGAGAACGTCTTCGACTTCCTGACCACTGCGGCGAAGTTCTCGATCGGCGGTGTCACTTCCCTGGAGACCGCCGTGGATGGGCTGACCAGCGTGACGAACGCCTACGGCCGTGAGGTGCTGTCCGCTCAGGAGGCGTCGGACATCTTCTTCACGACGGTCCGACTCGGAAAGTGCGTGGTCGGCTCTACGCGCGTGCTCTTGGCTGATGGTAGCTATCGCAGGATTGATCAGCTACCGGCCAGCGCCACTGTCGTCTCTTTTGATGGTCGCAACTTCGTGCCGATGTCCGCCGCCTGGATCGACCAAGGCGTCAAGCCCACCGTCACCTTGACGACCCGGCTAGGGCGCTCGATCACAACGACATGGAACCACCCGTACCTGACTGAAGGTGGATGGGTCCAGGTCAAAGACCTGGGCATCGGTGACCGCATCGCCATCCCGACATCGTTGCCCTACTTCGGTCAGCGGTCCGTGCCCGAGCATGAGGCTGCGCTAGTTGGGTTGTGGCTGGCCGAAGGATCCTTCCGTGATCGTTCGGTGCGAATCACGACCACGCGCTTCGGTCAAGACGTGCAAACATGGGCAAAGGCATACGAGTGCGTGGCGCGGCAGATCGAGAAGCGTCCGGGCAAAGCGGCTACCTACATGATCATATCGGGTCGGCATGGACGTACGACCAATCCCGTAATGGACCGGCTCCGCGAGCTTGGCCTCGAGGACGCTAGCTCCGGAAGCAAGCACATTCCCGACGAGGTGTTCACCTGGGACCGCCAGTCGCTGGCGGTCCTGCTGCGGTGGCTGTTCAACGGCGACGGCTGGCTGGCTGATCTGCGAAAGTATGAAGGCTCCTCCGGGTTCCAGGTTGGGTTCGTGTCCAAGTCAGAGCGGTTGGTGCGCGACGTTTCGCACCTGCTGCTGAGGTTCGGAGTTGTAGGCCGAGTTCGCCGTCGGTCCAACTGCTGGGTCTGGGAAGTCAACCGGTATGCCGAGGTAGCACGGTTTGTCGAGCATATCGGCATTGACCGACCGGCAACTCCGACCGTGCTCTCACACACCCCAGAAAAGCAGCGAGCGATGTGGGGTGTGATCGAGTACGACCCGGTCGTGGCGATCGATGGCGGCACAGCGGAGCATGTCTACGATCTGACCGTTCCTCACCTGGCAAACTTCGTGGCCGAGGACATCGTTGCTCACAACACCACCGCCGCGGAGCTGTCCGCCAACCTGTTCCAGGTGATCCCAACCGCCGCGTCGCTGGGGATCCAGTTCGGGACGGTGGGTGCGGCGCTGGCGGCCATCACCGCGCAGGGTGTGCCCACCAGCGTTGCGACCACGCAACTCCGGCAGATGTTCATCGAGCTGAACAAGGAAGGCGGCAAGACCGCCAGCCTCTTTGACGACCTGGCCGGCAAGAGTTTCGCCGACTTCATCCGCGATGGCGGGTCGGTGCAGGGTGCGCTGGCGTTGCTGACCGAGCACGCCGCGGACAGCAACACCAGCCTCAGCAACCTGTTCGGCAGCGTCGAGGCCGGTAACGCCGCGCTGGCGCTCACATCCAAGAGCGGCGCCGCCCTGTTCAACGGCGCGCTGGGCGAGATGACCGACACGACCGGCGCCACCGACGACGCGTTCTCGAAGATGGACGAGGGCATGGGTCGGACCTGGGACCGGCTCATGATCCGCATCGATGACCTGAAGGTCGGGTTGGGTGAGCGGCTGGCCCCGGCGATCGAGGGGGTGCTGGACTGGCTGGAGCGGATCGGCGAGAACAGCGACCAGGCTGGTGAGACGTTCAAGGCGTTGGGTGATGCGGCCGAGAGTGAGCTTGGCGGCCGGGTGGTGCCGGAGCTGGAGGAGTTCGCCCAGACCTTCCAGGGCACGATGTCCCAGAACGAGGGGGCGTTGAAGGAGCTGACCCGGGTGGTCGGGATCGCGCTGGCCGGGCAGGTTTTCAACTGGGGCGTGTACACGAAGGAGCTGGTCTTCTTCAAGGATATGGCCGTGACCGTCTTGCGCTTCACGGCAAACGCCGTGATCAAGTGGGCCGACACGTTCCTGGCCGCGGGCGAGGCCGCTTTCGGGTGGGTGCCGGGGATCGGGGATCAGTTCCGCAAGGCGCGGGACCGGATGCGCGAGTTCCGGCAGGGCATAAACCGCGAGCTGGACAACATCCGGTCGAAGAAGACGATCAACATCGTGACCCAGTTCTCCACCACCGGCACCCCGCCGCCCGGGTACGCGGGCGGCTCTACCCGGATCTTCATGCAGCACGGCGGGAAGGTTGCCGGTCCGTTCACAGGCGTCGACCGGGTTCCGGCGATGCTGACCACCGGCGAGTTCGTGGTCAACCGGGAGGCGACCGCCCGTCACGAGCCGCTGCTGCGCGCCATCAACAGCGGCTCGCCGAGCGTGACGCTGAACCAGTCGTTCAGCTCATCGGGCAACCGCGCCGACGACTTTATTATCGAGGTCGTACGGCGTGGCCTTCGCGGTAACGCCGGGTTCCGGTCCGATCTGCGGTCAGCGGCTCGCGCCTGACTCGGTAGACAGCCGCTGCGCCTCAGCGGTAGCGGCGTCCAGCCAGCCGAGGATCGCGTCGGCGGCACCGGTGAGCAGCAGCACCATCGCGATGGTGGCGAGCGCGGCACAGATGGCTAGCGCCGCGAGCACCTGTCGGGTGTCCCGGTCGACCCGGGGTTGCGTGGGCGGGGTCGTCATACCGGTCAGAGTCAGGGTGCGTTGCGCACCGCGCCATACCGATGCGGTGGTTCGCCGGTATCCGTCAGAAGCGGCAGACAGGCACAGACGTGACGAAACGGGGGCGGTGAGCCGTGTCCGGTGAGCGGGTGGTCCGAACAGTTGAGCTGTTCTACTCCGGCCAGTGGAACGACATCAGCCTGGACGCGCTGGATCGGAACCCGGTCACGATCACCCGCGGCATTGCCAACGAGGGCGGTTCGGCCGACGCCGGCTCGCTCGGACTGAGCCTGCGGAACGGGGTGAGCAAGGTCAACCCGGCGGTGGCCAACCGGTACGCCACCCGTAACCCGTTGTCCGACCTGTTCGGGCTGATCGGTCCGAACACGCCGGTGCGGCTGTCGGCCGGGCTGGTCGGGGACACGCCGACGGTTCGGACGGTGCAGGAGGTGGTGTCCTGGCCGCCGCGGTGGGACGTGTCCGAGCGTGACCGGTGGGTGCCGCTGCAGGCCGCTGGGGTGCTGCGCCGGCTGGGGGTGGCAAGCTCGCCGCTTGCCGACTCGATTGCCCGGCTTGCCCGGCTCCACGGTGCGGCGGCGTACTGGCCGCTGGACGATGCGCCGCAGTCCAGATCCGCCCGAGGTCTCTACGGTGGCAGGACCATGCGGTCCCAGTCCAACACGGCCGCGCCATCATACGGAGCGGGGACGCTGGCGCCGTGGCTGCCGCCAGCGGCACAGACCAACGGGCCATCGACGGCGTTCATGCGCGGGTCGGTGGCCCTCAGTGTCACGGGCGGGTGGGTGCTTGACCTGGCGTATCGGATCGCGGACCCGGCGACGTGGGCGGGTGACACGCCCCAGCAGTTCTTCGCGTCGGTGGAGGTTGGGGACGGAATCTTCTTCGACCTAGGCATCGACACGGCCACCGCTGAGATCATGGGCAGCGTCGGCGGGACCACCAACACCGCGCCGCTGGGTAGCATCCAGGACGGGCTGATGCATCACGTCCGCATGGCCGGCGTTGAGGCCGCGGGCAACGACGCCACCCTGACCATAGCTGTCGATGGGGCTCAGGTTGTCAGCGTAACCGCCAGCATCGGCCAGGCTACGATCCCGGAGGTCGGCCTGGTCGAGATCGTGTGGGCGGCCGGCGAGGTGACGGGGGAAGGGTTAGTCCCGGTCGACTTCGGCCAGTTCGTCCTTTGGGCGACCACGGACGCGCCTACCCTGGCGGAGGCTCACGCCGCCTACATGGGTCACGTGGGTGAGCCCGCGGGCCGGCGGGTCGAGCGGCTGTGCGATGAGGAGGGTGTCAGCTTCGCCAGCACCGGGGACCTGGACCTTACCGCGATGATGGGTCCGCAGCGTCCGGGTGAGTTCCTGGGCGTGCTGGGCGAGTGCGCCAAGGTCGAAGCGGCCGGGTCGCGCGCGCCGATCCTGGTGGAGCAGCGGACCGTGCTCGGGCTGCACTTCAACGCACTCACATCCCTCTACCTACCACGCGACGCGGACCTGACGCTGGACTGGGCCGAGGCTCACATCAGCCCGCCGTTCGACCCGACCCCGGACGATTTCGGGTTGGCGAATGACGTGACCGCCGGCCGGCCGGACGGTGGGGAGCACCGGACGGTCATCACCACCGGGCGGCGGGGGATCGACGCTGCCGGGCGGGTGGCGAAGCAGGAGCTTTTCGAGGTGGCGTCCGACGTGCAGCTGGCCTCCGTGTCCGGCTGGTGGGCATGGCACGGCACGCACGATGAGGACCGGTACCCGACCATCCGGATCAACATGCGCTCGCTGTCGCTGCGGGCGGACGGGGCGGCGCTGGTCGCCGCCGTCCAGGCACTGACCGAGGGCGCGCTGATCGCCATCACCAACCCGCCGGCCGGCATGCCCGCCGAGGACATAGAGCAGGTGGTGCTCGGCATCACCGAGACGATCACCGTGGATGAGTGGCTGGTGGATCTGCACACCACCGCCGCCCGCCCGTTCCTGGTCGCCGTCATCGGCGACCAGACCTACGGCATCACCGGCTCGGACTCGACCACGCTGAACGAAGCGCTGGACACCACCGAAACTGGCGTCGACATCCACTGCGGCGGCGGCGCGGACTGGGTGCGCGAGGGCGTCGACTACGACATTCAGGTGTTGGGCGAGCGGATGACGGTGACCGCTGTCGGCTCCGCCTCGGGCACCTTCCCGAACCGGACCCAGACCCTGACCGTGACCCGCAGCGTCAACGGGATCGTCAAGGCTCACGCCTCCGGCGCGCCGGTGGAGATGTGGCACCAGACCGTGATCGGACCCTGGGGGTAGCGGCATGGCCGGCACGCTCTATGTGGACGGGCGCATCCCCGGGGAGATGATCGGCGACCCGACGATTGTCACCTCGGACAGCTCGTCGTTCACCACCGAAGTCGTCGTGATGACGCTGGCGGACCGGCCTCTGGTGGCCGGGCGTACCTACCAGGTGTGGTGCATGGCCCGGTGGGGCTCGTCGGTGTCCACCGACCAGATCGTTTGCCGGCTCAAACCGACCGACGTGTCCGGGACCACGATGCAGCTCGGTCAGCAGATCGGCAGCGGCAACTCGTCGTTCGGGTACGGCCCGCTGCCGCTGATGGCGTTCTGGACCGCCATCACCACCGGCAACCAGACGTTTGTGGTCACGGCGGAGCGCAACGGCGGGACCGGCTCTTGCCGGCTGGATGCGGCCGCGTTGACGCCGGCGCTGATGTGGTGCCAGTACGCCTACGGATGATGGGGGTGAGCTGATGCGTGCTCTGTGGCTGGTCGACGCGCTGACCGACGCCGGTCTCCAGGTGGTGCCGCACATCGGCTGGCAGACCCGCGGATGGGAGCCGTGGGCGCCCCAGTACGGGATCGTCCACGCCACCGCCGCACCAGCCACCCAGGCCGATGAGGACCAGGTGCGGATCGTCCGCGACGGCCACTCCACCCTGGCCGGGCCGATCGCCAACTGCTGCGTCGACCGGACGGGCCGGTGGCATGTGCTCGCGTCGGGCCGGTGCAACACCGCCCTGACCGGCTGGGCCGGCCCCGCACAGGGGCTCGGCAACACGAACCTGCTCGGGGTGGAAGCCAACAACGACAACCGGGCCGAGCCGTGGCCGGCTGTGCAGTACGAGGCGTACGCCCGCGGCTGGGCTGCGATCTGCACCCGGCTCGGCTGGCCGGCCAGGAAGCTGGTCGGGCACAAGGAGCACCAGCCCGGAGACAAGAGCGACCCGACATTCGCGATGGACGCCTTCCGTCACCGGGTCACGCAGCTACTCGAGGGAGACGACATGTGGACTGAGAGCCTGAACCGCGACGGCAGCGGGCCGCAGATCACCGCCCTGGCCGATGACACGATGCCGGACAACTGGTCGCGGGTCGCCGCCGGGCTGCTCGGCTACGCGGCGATGGCCGCGTCCCCGGCCGGCCGGTCGCGGGCCGCGGCCGACGTGTGGCAGCGGGAGAACCCGACCGCCGGCGCCTCGTACGGGACGCTGGTGCGGCAGGTCCACGACGGCTCGGCGCCGGGTCAGCTCCGGGACCGGGAGCTGCTGGAGGCGGTGCTGGCTGCGGTCACCGGCGGCGACGCGCTGGCGGTGTTGGCCAGGATCGACCAGCACCACCTCGAGGTCAGCATCCGGCTGGCGGAGATGGACACGGCGCGGGAGGTGGCCGAGCGGGCCGCGGCGGCGGAGCGGGCGGAGCTGGCGGAGCTGGTGCGGCAGGCCACCAGCGGCGAGCGGGACGCGGCCGCGGTGGTGGACGAGATCGCCCGGCGGCTGGCCCCGGTCCCGGGCTGAGCCATGGAGTTGCAGGAGGGGTTGCACGCGGCGCTGTTGCTGATGGTCGGCGCGGTGGGGCTGCTGCTGGACGTGGTGCGCCGCCGGCTACGGCGGGTGGAGCGGCTGCTGCGCCGGCTCGCGCGGGTCGCCTCGGTCGAGGTGGATGAGGAGGAGTCATGAGCGGACCCACGGGTACGCCGGTGCGGGAGCAGGTCAAGGCGATCACCGGCGGGGTGCTCGCCGGGCTGATCGCGCTGGGCACCGCACTGGCCGACGGTGCCGTGGCGCCGCTGGAGTGGGTGCTGGTCGCGACCGCGATGGTCGGCACCTACGGCGGGGTGTACGGCATCCCCCAGCCGGCGCCGCTGCCCGCGCTGACCGCGCACGAACTGCGCGGCATGGCGGACCGGGCGGCGCGTCAGGAGGCACAGCGGTGAGCGCGCCGGATGACCGGCCGACCAGCTGGATCGAGATCGAGACGATCCGCGCCGTCGCGCCGTGGCGCGACCGGCACCGGCGGACCGACCCGGCGTGCCGACTCCACCGGCGCCCACGTGGCCGGCTGAGCCGGTGGTGGTTCGACCGGGGCCGGGGCCGTAGCTGCGGCCCGTGCCGTGCCGGTCGGCCGGTGTCGATGCCCGTGGCCCCACCGGCGCCCCGCCCGCGGCAGGATGCACAGCGGTGAGCGAGCCGGGGGAGCCTCGGGACTACTTCGGCCCCGGCCTACTGCTGATCGGCCTCGCGAGCCTCACGCTGATCATCCTGGTGTTGCTGGCGTGAGCTGGTACACCTGGGCGGCGTGGCGTACAATGTAGATAGAAGTGGCCCCGGTGTGCAGGAACACCCGGAGCCTAGCGAAACACCTAGTTGGGAGGTGCTCGCATGAGCGAGCGTAGCGCAAGATGGCCACCCTTGTGGGATCGCTTTTGGTCGCGCGTCGACGTTGAGGGGCCATGCTGGACATGGACCGGGCGCAAGACCAGCGGTGGATACGGTCAGATCGCCGTGGGTAAGTCCAACCTTCAAGCCCACCGTGTTGCATACGAAATGCTGATCGGCCTGATCCCTGACGGGGCTAGAACTGGATCATGTCTGCCGGAACCGAGCTTGTGTGAATCCAGATCACCTGGAGCCCGTTACGCACGCCGAGAACATGAGGCGTGCACCGTTCAGTGCACCTGACGCGAAACGCGCTAAGACGCATTGTCCACAAGGACATCCCTACGATGGCGACAACCTGGTCTTCAGTTCTCGTGCTGGACGAACGTGTCGAACGTGCCGGAACACCGGCGAAGCTCAGCGTCGTAACACGGCCAGCTACCGAGCACATCACCGCGAGTACATGCGCCAGTGGCGGGCAGGCAAGAAAGTGATCTCGAAATGACCTTATACACCTGGGCGTGGATCGGCTTCGCCGCCTACTTCGCCACGGTGGAGGGCATCGCCATCTACCGGTCACTGCGCTACCGCCGCCGGGGCGACTTCAGCGGCACGCTCAGCGCCCACCTGTGGCTGATCTTCGGCACGGCCAAGGGGACGAAAGCCACGGTCGGCGCGTGGGTACGCCGGGCGGTGCTGGTGCTCGCGCTGGCCTGGCTCAGCGTGCACCTGCTGTTCGGGGGAGCCATCGTCTAGGCGCCCAGCGGGTGAGCGGGCCAGATGAGCGGGCCGCGAGACAATAGGACCTGAACAGAGGAGACACCATGCGAAAGCTGATCATCATCGCGGCGCTGGTCGCCGCTGGCGTCGGCGCCGGCGCCAGCCCGGCGCACGCCGACCCGATCACCTGCCCACCCGGGCAGGAGGCGACCGCGAACCCGTCCGACGGCGGGTGGACCTGCGTCAACAAGGGCGGCAACACCAACGAGTCCGAGGACCCGAAGCCGCCGAACGCCGACAAGGGTGACTTCCGCCCCTGACCGAAGGATGACATAACTCGGCTGCGCTGGCGGAGCGCGGCGGGTGGTGGGTGAGTGGGAGCCCTCCCGGACTTGGTGGCCCGGGAGGGCTCCCCTCCGTCATGTCCGGGGTCAGAGCTCCGACACGTCGGTGATCTCCACATCCAGCTCCACGTCGGAGGCTGTGCTGACGGACTCCATCTCCTCCGTTGAGTACTGGTCGCCGGTCACGGTCAGCGTGTTGATGTACGAACTCTCGCCACCGCTGATCTCGTAGGTCACCTCATATGTGATCGCCGGGTCGAGGTCGCCGCCGGTGTGGACGTAGGCCAGCTCGATCCGGAAGTCGATCAGGCAGCCGGCCGAGCCGAAGCACTCCTTCGACAGGGTCTTCACCGTCAGCTCGAAGTCCTCGGCGTCCGGCTCGTGGTACAGCGCGTCGGGTTCGTCGGCCGGCTCGCCGTCGCCGACCGGCTCGGCAGTCTCCGGCCGGATGTCGCGGCCGGGATCGTCCAAGTCGGTGCCGGCGACGCCGACCACAGCGAGGATTCCGACGCCGATGCAGCACAGGGCAACCAGGGTGATGCTGATCGCGATCAGCCAGGTGGGGGCGGTGAGCTTGTGTTTGGGCGCCTTCACCGGTGGCTGGCCGTGGGTCGGCTGCGGGTCGGGCTGCGGCTGGTAGGTCATGGGATCCTGCTCTCTGGTCGGGTGGCGGGTCTGCTCCGCCACTCGGCCCCCGCCCGCCGGAGCGGGTGAGGACCGGGCAGCGTCAGGCCAGCGACTCTGGCCCGCCGGCCACGAACACGGCGCGGCCGTCGTCGTCGCGGTAGGCGCCGGTCTCGCCGGCGGCCAGGGACTGGGCGTGCTCAGCTGCGGTGGCCGGGCGGATCGCCTCGCCGGTGGTGTAGTCGGTCAGCGTGCCGTGGTCCTGCCATCCCGGGAAGTTCACGCTGGTACCGTGACGGCCTGCGTGCCCTGTGGTCAGAGCGCAAGTCTCGCCCGGTTCGTCCGGGTTGGCCGCGCCACACTCGCCGGACACGAACACCGCGCTGATCGGGGTGCTGGCGGACTCGGGGCTGTGGGTCATGGTGGTCTCCTCAGTGTCGGTGGGGATGGTGACTCGGCGCTGCAGCGTCTCGGACCAGTACGTACGCATCAAGATCACCCTTCCTGGTTGTCGGTGGACACGGTCCAGTCGTCCAGCAGGTCACCCAGCAGCGCCCCGTGGACCTCCCGCGGGCCGAGCTGCTCACCCCACCCGTCACTGCGCTCGGCGATCAGCAGGTAGCCGCTGTCTGGGTGCTGGGAGTACCGGCGCCAGCCCAGCTCGGGCCTGCCGGGGTGGACCATCAGGACCACCAGTCCGGCGTCAAGTCGGTCGCGAAGTTCCTCGGCGGTGATGTCCATCAAGATCAACCTCTCGGTGGTGGTAGTGGGTGGTGGGTGGTGGGTGGTGGTGGTGGGTGTCAGTGTGGCCGACGGTGGGGCACCGGGCCCCGGAACCCCGCCCCGGTCAGCGCAGCTGGTCCTCGGTGACGTGGTAGCCGCTCCAGCCGCCGCCGACGCTCATGGTCCAGCGGGCCTTACGGCCCGACGCGTCCTCCTCCCAGGTCACAGCCTCGTCGGGGAACAGCTCGTCGCGGTACTCGGCCCGCTCCCGGGCGGCTGCCTGCGCAGCCGGACGCTCCCGGTAGGCACCCAGGTAGCCGCTGTTGCAGAACAGGGTGTAGATGGTCATAGCGTTCCTGTCCTCTCTCGGTCCTGCATCCACCGGCACAGCCAGCGACGCTGCACTTTCATCCGCGCGTTCCGCAAGCGGGGCGGGTATAGCGGCGACGACTAGCGGCCACGCCCAGACCGTGACCTTGCCGTGCCGCGCGGCTTCCCCCGGTTACCCGGGTCCGCTGGGCGCTGGCTGTGCTGGAGGCTGCAGGTCCCTGCGTCCTGCATCCTCCTAGCTGGCGCGGGTGTAGGGCTCTGATAGGGGGCGACTTCGGCCTATCCCCGGTTCCCGTGAGCCAGTCCGGGGAGCACATCGCCGCGTGACGGGTCAGCCGCGCCAGCTAGGAGGCTGCAGGTCCTCCTTCCTTCTCCTCCCGGTTCCGGCTTCCGCTCCCCTTTCGGATCTTCGCGGCCCTGTGGTTTCTCCTGAGCTTCGGGCTTCTCTTTTCTCTTGTACCTTAAGTATGCCAAGTCGGTTGGCAAAGTGCAAGTGAGTTGGCATCATCCGTTCGGGTGAATCCACTTGGCCAAGTGGCTTGCTACACTGGGGACATGACCAAGCTCCCCGACCACTCCATCCAGCTGCTCCGCCGCCGACTGACCCGCGACGCCGACCGGTACATCAAGGCGACCGCCGACCAGGCCCGCGCCCGGGAGACGCTGACCGAGTCGGTCAGGATGGCCGCCAAGGCGGGCGTGCGGCAGGTCGACATCCTCGCCGACATCAGAGGGGTGTGGACCCGCGAGCATGTCCGCCAGCTGAACCGGCCGAAGCCGGACGCCAACGATCTTGATCGGAGTGAGCCATGACCACGCCGACCGCGCCCGAGGGGAGCGCCCGGTGATCAAGGTAGCGGGGGAGCTCGGCGGCCGGCCGTTCATGCTGCTCGGGCTGTCCGGCGAGAACGTGACCCGGCTGGCGGCCGGTGAGCCGATCGCGTTCGACGGGGACCAGCTCGGCTACGCCGGCAAGGTCGTCATCCTGTACGGGCGTACCGAGGCGGACATCAAGGCTCAGCTGCGGGAACACGGGCTGGTGCCGCCGGATGGGAGTGGGGGATGATGGACTGGCTGGTTATCACCGTGCTGCTGGCCGTGGGCCTGGCGGTCGGGTTCAGCATCAGCGCCGCCGCGACCGGCCTTTGGGGTGCTGCCAGGGTGGCGATAGGGGTCGTTCTGGTCTTCACCGTGTTCGCCCTGGGCCTCAGCGTCGCGTTCCTGTACGAGGATGCGCATCCGCGGCAGTGCCAGGACGTTGATCGGAGTGAGCCATGACGCTGGCGGAGTTTGTGCTCGCCCGGCGGGCCGAGGTTGAGCGGCTGGCCAGGCGTGCCGACACGCTGCAGCGCTGGCAGGCGGTGACTAACGCCCCATACGGGCCACAAGTCCGCGTCGGCGACGGCCCCGACATCGGCGACCAGGAGCCGGAGTGGCGGCGAGACGTGAACGTCCAGGTGTGGCAGTGCGATGACGAGCAGGACGGCTGCCCGGACATGGCCCGGGGGTGGATAGCGGAGGCTGAGCACATCGCCGCCCACGACCCGGACCGGGTGCTGCGCCGGGTGGAGGCCGATCGGCAGATCGTTGCGCTGCATCACCTCCTTGAGTACCGCGGCCCGGGCGACCCGCCCGGGTGTGCCGTCTGCTCTTGGCGTGATGACCAGGATGAGCTGCACGGGGACTGGCCGTGCCCGACGCTGCGCCTGCTCGGGGTGGTCGACGACGACCACCCCGACTACCGGCCGGAGTGGCGGCCCTAAAGGGCGAGGGCGGCTCTGCAAAGGCGGGCGGCTGCGTCGCCCTTCCCGGTCAGCCGGTAGTAGCGGCGACGCGGCCGGCGGACGGACTGCGGCGCCACGTCCTCCGCGGCGGAGTCGACCCAGCCGGCGCGCTCCAGCCGGGCCAGGATCGGGTACATCGTCCCGGATTGCAGGCCGGTCTCCCGCATCAGCTCCAGGCCGTACCGGGGCTGCGGGTCCAGGAGGGCGGCGAGGACCTTCGCCGTGGCTACAGTCACGTGCACGAGCTCACTATACCAGGGTCTCTACATAGGGTCGGCCAGTCCGGAACCCGACAGCCGGCCGAGCCATCCGGATGACCCTCCCCACGCGCCACCCCGGCGATCACTCTGGTGGCGGGAGAGGGGGGAGGCGTCGCCATGCGGGCAGCGCTCTACGTGCCGCAGCGTGACCAGCTGGACCGGATCATCCGGCACCTGACCGAGGTGGCGCAGGGCCGCGGCTGGACGGTGGAGCATGTGGTGTGGCGGTGGCCGGATCTGGTGCGGGTGTGCGCGGACGGCGCGGCTGATGTTGGTCTGGTGACGTCCCGGTCGGTGTTGCCGGCGGGCCGGTTGCCGCGGTTGGTGGCCGCGGACGAGCTGGTCCGCTGGCGACCGAGGTGGGCGTAGACTCTGACCGTTGTCAGCGCGCCCCCAAAACTGAATAGGTCTTCCCATTTAGGGGCACCGTGGGAGCGGGTTGGGATGTCCGGCCCCCGGTCTACGATCGGCCCGAGCCGGCGGGCGCCAGCAGCCCCCAAGGCTGGCCCGCGCTACACCACACCGCCCCGACACGATGAGACCCCGGCAGTCAGCTACGGCTGGCTGCCGGGGTCGCCTTGCGTGTGCGGCAGCGTTGCCTCACCGGCGGCCGTCCCGGATCTGGTAGGCGCGGCGAATGGTGATCCCGGCAGTCTCAGCCACCTGCCGCCGGTTGACCCCCTCCGCGCGCATCGCGTTGGCGACCGCCCGCCGCCAGTTGGTTTCGCGCCGGTCCATCTCGGCCCGCGCCCGGGCGCGGCTGCGGGTGACCTCCTCGACCAACTCCAGCCAGTCCACTCAGCACCCCCCACGGTAGGACTGCCGCTGACCGGACGGGTCGGGGATCATGTTCTCGCCGGGGAAGTCGATGACCAGCTCACGCTCCCCGTCCACGATGCGGACGATGCCGCCCTCGTCTCCGTCGAAGTCGACGTTGGACTCCGGCCGGAAGGTCGACAGCACGTGCGCCTCAGCGGCGGCATCGTCGCGCGCTTCGAACGGCTCGGACTCGAAGCCGCATCCCTCGAAGTAGATGTAGGTCTGTGTCATGCCCCTACTGTAGCGCGCTACAGGCCATGGGTCAAGCGCGCTACATCACCCGAACGGGCGAACTCAGACGCCACCCGGCGGCGGCAGCGCCAGCACCGCCGCGCGCATCGCCACATCCGACACCGCGGTGTACACCGCCGTGGTCGCCGGAGACGCGTGGCCCAGCAGCTCCTGCGTCACCCTCAGATCCCTGACCGCCGCCTGGACGTGCGTGCCGAAGTAGTGCCGCAGCCGGTGCAACCCGCCGGCCACCCCCAGCCGGCGGAACTCGGCGGCGCCCGCGTGGGACACCTGCCACGGCGTCCGCCCGGCGGCGACCAGCCCGGCCGGCAACCCGGCCACCGCCGCCCACACCGCCGGGTGGGTGGGCACGCTGCGCTGCCGGTCGCCCTTGCCGTGCAGCCGGGTGCTCTGCTCGCTCACGTCGCCCCGGTCCAGCCGGGCGATCTCGCAACACCGCGCGCCGGAGTAGGCGGCGATCAGCGCCCACGTCCTGACCGGCTCGGCCGCATCCTCGAGGATCAGCGCGAGCTCGTGGTGCTCGACCGGCCGGGGCAGCCTGCGCGGCCGCTTTATCCTCGGCAGGTCGGCGGCCGGGTTGGCGCCGCGGAGCCGCCGCGACGCGCACACCCAGCGGTAGAAGGAGGCCAGGGCGGCGCGGTAGGCGCCGCGGGTGGCCAGGCTGGGGTGGGTGCCGAGCCAGGCGACCAGCTCCTCCGGCAGCGCCTGGCCGAGGCCGTGGGGCAGCTCCCGCGACGCGCGGGTGAGCACGCACCGGTAGGTGTCGCGGGTGGTGGCGGGGTGGCCGACGGCAGCCAGGTGGTCCAGCCAGGCGTTGATGTGGGGGGTGTCGTCCATGCCCGGACACTCGAGCTGGCCGGGTGTGCCGGGTCGCACGCGGGGTGTGGTGGCCACCCGGGTGGGTGTCATCCGTGTTGCCATGCGGGTCTGCGCGTCCGGCCGGTTGCGGTGGTGGCGGTGGGTCGGCGGGTTGTCCGGGTGGTGGATGCTGGTGCGGTACGTACGGCTGAGCTGGCGGGGTGGGTGTTGGCGCGGTGGCTCATACTTTCGGTCAGCGTCCCGGAACGATGATTAAGGTCGCGGGGGTGTCGGCGCTCGGTTGCCAGCTGGCCGCCGCGTAGCAGCCATAGCAGGTCGACCCCCAGCCCCTCGCTGATCTTCTCCGCCGTGTCGACCTTGTCCCGCGGCTGCACGCCACGTTCCCAGTTGGCCCAGTTCTCGCGGCTCAGGCCGCACTTCTCGGCCGCGTCGCTGTAGGTCAAGTTCCCGGCGTGCAGCCGCGCGAGCATCAGCCTTGCGGCGAACGTGTCGGCCGGGATGCTCCGCGAGCCGACCGCCGTATCCGTCGATGTCATGGAAACAGCTTTACATGACGGGTGGATACCCGACAAGACCCCACGAGCCCTTCGGGCGGGAACAAGTACCCGAAAAGGTGACGCGCGTCCCCTTGCGCGACAGAGTTCCCGTGGTGGAAACTCAGTCCCATGACGGACACTCAGACCCGCTTACAGCGGTTGATCAGTGAGCGTCTGGAGGTGCCGGTCGCCGACTTCGTCACCGAGTGGCGGGGGTACGGAGCCTCTTGGCGGAGGATCGCCCTGGCGATCGAGCAGCGGACAGGCATCGAGGTCAGCCACACCGGGCTGAGGAAGTGGTTCATCGAGCCACAGCCCGCCGACGAGCCGAGCGGGGCCGGACGGTGAGCGACCTCGAAGTCCACCCGGTCGCTGACCTGTTCCCGATGCTCGCCGATGACGAGCTGGCCGAACTGGCGGCCGACATCAAGGCGCGCGGCCAGCTACAGCCGATCGTCCTGGACGCCGACGGCCGGATCATCGACGGCCGGAACCGGCTCGCCGCGTGCGAGCTGGCCGGGGTCGAACCGGAGTTCTCCACGTACGACGGTGACGACCCGGGCGGGTACGCGCTCGCGGTGAACATCGCACGCCGGCACCTGACCAAGGGTCAGCAGGCGATGGTCGCAGCAAAAGCGGGCCGTGTTTTGAAACAAAACACTGTCCGTGCAGCTGCTGCCGACCAGAAGGTTAGCGCTGCCCGGTTGTCCTACGCCGGAACGGTTCTGGAGTTCGCGACGGAGCTAGCCGACGCGGTCATCACCGGGGCGATGGGGCTCGACAAGGCATACGAGGTTGCACGGGAACGGAAGACCGCCGCCGACTCCACCGAGGCTCAGTTGGCCCGACTCCGTGCCGAAGACCCCGAACTGGCGGACAAGGTCGTTGAGGGTGAGCTGACCCTCCCGGGTGCGTGGGCCGAACGCAAAGCGCGCGCCGAAGAGGAGCAGCGCCGACGGCGCGTCGCGACACACCTGCTTTGCGAGAACCTCGTCTCGCTCGCCCAGGCCAACGGGTTCGACCTTGGCCAGCGGTATGACCCTGCCGAGGCTCTGCCCGGCCGGGCAGTAACCAGCCAGACCATCGCCGGCGCTCAGACCGCGCTCGACGAGTTGGCCGCCACATGGAAGAAGCGTGACCTACCGTGAGCAACGCCGACACCCGACTGTGGGAGATCATCGAACAGGCCGCCCGGGCGGTGACCGACCCGGACACCGGCCACTTCGATCAGAAGGCGTTCGTCGATGAACTGCGCGCTAGGATCACCGCCGACAACGTCTCCCCCGACGTACGGGCCGCGACCCTGGACGAGACCGCGAAGCGGCTCGCCGACTCCTTCGTCAACCGGCGCAAGCCGAAGCAGCGCGCCAACGGCGCCCTGTTCGACCCTGGCGCGGTGCTGCCCCTCGGCGACGGTAAGCGCGTCTGGATGGACACGGCCACAGCCGCCGACCTGATCGCTTGGGCCGGGCTGGAGGCCAAGAACGCGGCTCGCATCCTTGCCGCCGCTGGGCGGCGGCAGGAGTATGCGGCCGATCGGCTCGTCAGCATGCGAGCACATCCCGGCTGGCTGCTCGGTCGGGTCGAGCGCGAGGTCTACGGCTGGGCGGAAGGCGACACGCCCGCCGACTACGACGAAGACGACGACGATCCCGAGCCGACCGCCGAGCCGGCGGGGGGCCAGCGATGAGCGCCCGTCCGGAGTACCAGCGCGCGGCCCGCGCGCGCGATCGGCTTCGGCGGCTCGCCAAGGCGATGGAGCGCGCTGGCCTGCGACCGCCGGACAGCACAACTACCTGCCCGCTGTGCCTGGAGACCGAACTGCTGCACCAGGCGTATCAGCTCGCCACCGCGACCACCGAGCCCGCGGCCGAGCCGGCGGGGGGCCAGCGATGAGCGCCCGCGTCGAGGGCCACGGACCCGACCAGCCATGCCAGCGGACCTCATGCTCCGGCCCAGCCGGACACCCGGCCGGCCGGCACCTGGACCCGCGTGACGAGCTGTACGACGGCCCCCACCCGACCCTCCAGATCCTCCCGCTGGCGGTGCGCGACTCCGCCCGGAAGATCGTCCAGGAGGCCCCGGCGCTAACCCCCGAAGTGATCGACATGGCCCGGGAGATCGTCCGGCTCCGCGACCAGGTGGTGGCCGTGCGGGTGGACCGCGACCGCCGGGAGCGGACCGCGCTGCTGCGCGCGGAGTCGTGCGAGCAGCACGGTAAGGACATCCAGCGGCTAGGCCAGCAGATCACCGCGCTGGACCGGTCCGAGCAGGCCACCGAACGGGGGCGGATGGCGCTGGTCGGCCTACTCCACGTGATCGAGGATTTCGTGGTCAAGTACCGGCGGGGAGGGTTCTCCGGCGAGCTGACGGCTCAGAGCCTGGTGGACGAGCTGGACAAGGCCGCCCGGAAGGCGAGCGCCGCCCACATGAGGGCGTGGAAGCCGCCCGCGTCGAGATCCAGCTCGACGGCGGTGGCCGCGGCACCCGACGTGCCGGCCGGGGGTGTCCGGTGAGCCGCTGGCTGACCGCCGCGCTGATCACCGTCGGGGTGTGGCTCATCTACACCGCCGCGTTCCTCGCAGCCCTGGCGCTGATCGACATCGCCGGTGGTGGGTCATGACCGCCGTCCGCGTCACCCACGAAGACCTGGAGACCGGCCAGACAACCACCTTCGTGCTCCCCCCCGGCAACTACGCCGTGATCGTCGCCGAGCCGTGCCACCTCGCGCATGAGCAGCACTACGCCACCGGCACCAGCGTCATCACAATCAAGGGCCGGGCGCCGGACCTGATGGCCACCCGCGAGATTCAGCACACCGAGCCGGCTGGTGGTGGGTCATGACCGCCGCGCTGATCGGCTGGTCGCTGGCCGGCTGGGCACTGGTCGCCGCCGGGCTGATCCTGGCCACGGCCACCGCCCTGACCGCGCTGCCCCGGCCCAACCCTGACCCGGACCGCGACCCTCATGACGGCTGGCCGAAGCCCACACCCCACCCGGGCGGACCCGACGGACCGAGGTGGTCACGATGAGCATCAGGAGCACCCTGCGTCGAACCCCAGTCCGACCAGTCAACGCCGTCCAGCAGGTGGTTCCCGACGGCTTCGCGGAGACGCTCCGGCTGCTGCGGCACAACCGGGACCCGCGGCTGCCGATGGCCCTGTGCCTAGCAGCACAGGAGGGCTGGACCTACGTGGCCCTCGCCCAGCCGCTCGGGGTTAGCCGCGAACGGGTCCGGCAGCTCGCCAACGGCGCAACCGGGCACGCCCACGGCGTGGACATCCCACCGCCGCCACACAAGCCAGATCCGCCGACGACGACGGCTCCGCCCACGCTGGGCAGACAGGAAGTGAGCCGGCTCCGGCGAATGCGCAGGGCCGTCAGTGCGGTCAACGGGGGGACCCCGGCCGACGATCCGCTGCGGTACCTGTCGACGCAGTTCACCGCAGAGCTGGCCGCAGCTCATGCCCGTGGCGTGTCCGTCTACATGATTGGTAAGCAGCTCGGCGTTACGCACGGGGCGATCCGGTTCCGCCTCGGCCGGCACGGCTACCTGCCTCTGCCGCCGTCGATGCGACACCAGCAGTACAAGGGAGCTACGAACAAGCGCTCCAACTGTAAGCACGGCCACCCGTTGTCCGGTGTCAACCTGGGCGTGACCCGCAGCGGACGCCGGTGGTGCCGAGCGTGCAGCCGAATCCGTAAAGCCCGTCTGGCGGGTGTCCGATGAGCCGCGACCGGTCCCGCAAAGACCACCCCGACTACCGCCGTGGCTACCGCGACGGGCGGCTCTACGGCACCGGCCACAACCACGGCCGCGCCGCCGCTGGCGGTAAGCCACCCCGGGGCTGCCTACGGCGGCTGCTGCTGCTGCCGCTGCTCATCCCGCTGGCACTGGCCCGCCACCGGGCGACGGATCAGCGCGACCGGGCCGACTCCCACCCCGACCGGCTCGGCGCCCACCACCCGACCCGGCCACCGTTCGCCGGCGCCACCGGCCGGCCGCGGGGTGACTGGCACACCGACCGCGACGCCCCACCCGAGCACCAGGGGGGCGGACCCCGCCGGCCGCTGCGCGACAACTTGGAGGAGAAGTGACCACCGACTTCACCCGGACCTGGACCATCCCCGACCGCCGGCCCAACTACGCCGGGCCGTGGGACGGCGAGCCCGACAAGGCCCAGTGGGTTGACCAGGACACCGGCCTGGACTGCCTGATCGTCCGCAACCGGTCCGGGGCGCTGTGCGGCTACGTCGGCGTCCCCGCCGGCCACCCGTGGCACGGCCAGGACTACGACAACGTGGACGCCGACGTGCACGGCGGGCTGACCTACGCCGCCCCGTGCCAGGAGAACGACGCCGAGCATGGCATCTGTCACGTGCCCGAGCCCGGCCGGCCGGATGATGTGTGGTGGCTGGGCTTCGACTGCGCCCACTTCGGCGACCTGGTCCCGCGCTACGCCCCGATCTACTTCGGTGACCTCGCCCCGCGCTACCGGATGGAGCCGGAGCAGATCTACCGGGACGTGGCCTACGTGCGGGTGCAGTGCCAGCAGCTGGCCGCCTATGCCGCAGCGGTGGTGTCATGACCACCCAGACCCCGCCAGACCCCACCCAGGTCGCCCGCCAGCTCACCCCACCCATGCGCCGGGCACTACGCGCCGCCGCCGCCGGAGACCTACGCCGCGACGAGCTGACCCACCCCGCCCGGCCGTACATCCATGGCTACGTCTACGCCTACCGGCTGAGCGGCACCATCGACGCGCTACGCCGCCGCGGACTGATCCGCACCGGCGCCGTACGCGAGCCCGGCACCCGCTACTCCGCCTACGAGATCACCCCCGACGGCGCCGCCGTGCTCTCCGCGCTGGAGTCCCCCGACCGTGGCGGCACCACCATCGGCGAGGCGGCCGCCTTCCTGCTGCTCGTCGCCGCGCTGGTTGGCGTCGTGCTGCTCACGGGAAACTGGTGACGGCCATGGCTGGAGTCAGCTCTTGCGCCTGGGTGCGGGACGATGCCGTGGCATACGTGCCCGGAATGATGGCGCTGCTCAATGCAGGCCCAGGGTCGCCGTACCGCCCGCTGCCGCTTGCGGCCGGCCCCATCTGTGACCAGTGCTGGATGCGGCTCAGGAGCGTCACGCCGGTCGGCGGGTACGGCCGGATCCGCAGTTGCCCCCACGGCGGTGCGTCGTGATCCGCCGCCACGTGGCCGTGTGGGTCACCCACCCCGCCACCGCCACCACCCTGGCCACCGCCGCCATCCTCGCCGGCGTGGTCGCCGGGCTGGCGCTGCTGGTCGCCGCCGGGCCGCTGCCGCTACTCGGCGCCGTGTTCGCCACCACCACCCTGCTCCGCCCGTTCCGGCGCCCCCTGCCGGCGGGTGGACGCCCCGGCTCCCGCTGGCAGGCGGTAGCAGCCGGGGCCGCGGCGCCCGCCCCCGTCCTTGGGTGCGCGGCGGCGGGCGCCGCCCACAACTCCCGCCCGGGTGTAGACCGGGCGGGCCGGACGCGGCCGGCGGCGGGCAACCGGAGACCCGGCGCCCGCCGGCACCCCGCCGGCGGCCCCCCCCAACCC